AAATATAGGTACAGAGGCCAACAAGGAGGCCTCTCATACAAGGAGAACAATCATGAACTACGAACTCTCAGACAAGCTCAAGAGTGTGATTGAAGAAGAAATCGCTCGACTGGCACACATATCAGACATGTCCGGAGAAGTCGCTCTGGGAGAAGACTTTTGCTTCACCCCGACTCAGGGGATGTACGCCGGATTCCGAGTGGACATCTTTAGTCTCTCTGAGGAGGGTGCCCAGATCCGGGTCGGGAAGGAGACTTTTACTTACAAAGACCACCTTTGGCGAGGGGGTGGATGGCCCACAGAGACAAGTGCAAGTCTTGCTTTCAAGTGTCGTGAAACCCGTCGAAGCGGAAAGATTGTCGAGATTCTCAAGACGGGAGAAGAGAAGTGATCACTACAACTTTCATGCTCGATCAGGAAGCACTCGAAGCCGCACTCTCCTACCTTGAAGAGGAAAGCTCGACAGTTCGAATGTCTATCTACAAAGACTCGAAGCCTTGGCCTCAGATGGACATCGACCTTTCACAGCTTAATTCCGGGTCGATCATCGAGTACCAGGGGTTTGTCTTCGCCAAGATGGGTAATATCTGGCGCTACGGAGAGTGGGTTGGAGCTGGCTCTCTCGTAGACAAGGCACTTGCTCTACTCTTCACAAAGCACGGAGGCGTTCCAGTCCTCGTGAAAAGTGTCGTCAAGGTTACGGCCATCGCCTGAGGAGAGAGCAGTGATCAAGAATCTCAGGGAGCTCGAAGAACTCGTAGTAGAGGCTCGAGATGAAGAAAACTTCGAAGAACTCGAGGGTGAGCCTGTTGTCATCTGCGCCTTGACTATGTTCTACACTCGACCTGTTTGGGTGAACTTCGAGAACCTCGCCGAAGGCCAATCCGCGGCTCTTGATGGGTTCATGTTCGTCAAGAAGGACGGCGTCTGGGTTCTTCAAACAGAAGGCGTCTGGGAGCATTTAGCGCATGGAGGTGATGTCAAACTCACAAGCCAGGAGTTTTCCTGGATCGCTGACAAAGCCGGGACTACCCCACTTGTAGGGTGGCTAGTCACTGAACCTGTCTGGAAGAGTGAGTCTAAGTGGCCTGTTCCGAACTAACCGTAGAGAGTCTACTCTCAACGTTTTGACATAGTAGTAACAACCTGAAGGAAGAAAATGAACACCGAAGAGTTCGAAAAACTCGTAGAGAAACTCCGCGTAGAACTCGTAGACGAACCCCGAACTGTAAGTCGTCAAAAATTTGTAGTTCGAGCCACTGAAGAGAACTGTGAGACCTTCATCAACATCCTCGACGCACTTCCTGGAACCTTACTCCGCATTGTCGACACCCTCTTCTTTAAGCTCGACTCTGAGTGGGTTTCTCCACAGCGGTACAATCCGACCTTCGAAGACTACGAAGTCGCTCAGATGTGTCAAACTGCTTCGGAGAATGGTGCTCGGGTTGAACTTCTCAACTGGCCAGAAGACTAATCCTCTTCTACTTCTCTTAAATTTGAGATCCCTACTACTACACTAGGAGTACCCTCATGAGAAAACTCACTGCAAACGAAATCAACGAAATTACTGAGGTCTTCAAGGCTACCCTTGAGGCTTGCGCTACGAGGACGGCGAGAGCCAAAACCGCAGAAGCTATAGTCGAGATTGGAGGCAGTGAAACCGATCTCGCCTCTCTTCCTGTAGGCACTAGTCTTGTCGCTGACTACGGTATCGCCTTCAAGACTTCTCGAGGTTGGGTCGGATCCGTCTTCGCTGGAGACTACTTCAGTGATGAAGAGGCCGCAGTCGAACTCGCTGAGGAGGGCCCCTTCGAGTTTATGTACAACTCCTCCTCCTCTTCTCCCGTCGGCTCTATTGACTTCGAGGATGAAGAGGAGTGGTCTGAGGCTGTCACTGAAGATGAGCTCATCAATTTCAGCAACTATCCCCTCTACCTCGACCCTGCGACGATGGACCCTGGTAGTGTAATTCGTGTCAATGGTTCGTCCGTTTACCTCGTCGCTATGGCGGACGCTTTCTACAATGAGGATGGCGAGGAGTTCTACTCCACTGACGGCTTCGCTGAGGATGTTGCCAAGCACGGCTTCCCACTACACCTCGAGATCTTTCCTCGCTATCGCTGATCTCTTCTAAGAAACACCCCCTTGGCTTCATTGCTTAGGGGGTGTTTCTTTGTATCCCCACTTGATTGATTATGGGTTTTCCTATAAAATATAGGTGTAAGAACCCATCTTCTAAGGAGAAGAAGTGATCGAAACACGCGAAGAGTTCGAAGAAGCTCTCAAAATTTCAGAGGATAGTCGCTGCTTCAACGAAATTGACGAAGTCTGCGATGAACTACACTGGGAGGCGTTCGGGGACTCAGCGACTTCGGACTATCTAGAATACGAGATTCGCAGAGTAGCCGACCGAATCACAGGATTCTACGAAGGAGACGACGAAGTCCCAAGTGGCTACTACTACACAACCGACCCGACGGACCGTCTCAACGAGATCGACTACCTCAAGGAGCTCGGAGACTAATGGAGTATCACATCGCAGTAGATCGCTCTAGGGTGCGAGTTTCGGCAGTGGAAAAGCGCCCGGAGGGGGTTTACCGAGTAAAACTTACTACTCCCGGATTTCAACTCTACTGTGAAGACGACTTTCGCAGGACCTTCAGGGGGTCAGTATTCATTGAGAATGAATCAGGCGGGTACCTCGCCTCCCCTCTTCCGAAGACAGAGTCAGAAGTCTTCTCGATTCAGACGATAATGAGGCTGTCTCAGCACGACAAGACTACTAGAAACTTCTTTCACTTCACAAAGAAGCTTCTTTCAGTCCAGCTGGGAGTTCACCAGCTCTCCGAAGACTCTACTTTCCTAGCTTCTAAGAGCTTCGGACTCACCTCCTCCTCCAAACTCTACCCGTTTACAGCTAGGGTCTCTCCCTGGGCTGAGTTTCAGTCCAGCTTTCTTAATGGAAGAACGCTCCTACTCGGCTCTTCAACCAACCCGAACGAACTACTCGACCGCATTTCTGTGTTAGAAAGGAACTGACATGTCTGATCTCCAGATTTTCGCCCCGCCCCTCCCTGAAGACCCGACACGGTCTTCTGTAACTGCACTCCGACTTGTACTTCGATTCACCGAGCACAAAGCTCTCTACCACGGTGGAGACAAAGAGTGGGAGACTCTTTTCCTCAAAGAACTCGAAGAGTACACTTTTAGTCTTGGGGGGAGGGTAGTTCTCAACACCGACTTTGACGACTTCACTCCGGAACCTGAACACGTCTACTTCATTTGGGGAACTCTCGGTCTCTACTTCTCTGTTAAGCACCCTCCTATTCTCGTCTTCCCGACGAACAAAGTCGCTCAAGAGAAGAGAACCCTCAACGTCCACGACTCTCGAGTCAACCGACTCTACATGAAAACTCGACTCACTGTCTTCTCTCTTCTCGAAGACGGTAGTTTCGAAGTCTCCTTCCCTGATACATTCTAAAGAGAGACATAATTCACATCCTAGAAAGGGGAGTTATGCTAGACAACTTCAATTTTCTCAACGAATCGCGCTGGGCTCCTAGATGGGGCAGGTTCGATCCTTCTGCTGACACTCAGATGAGATATACTCCTGAGTGCGTCACTACCCAGAACGGAGTTCTTTCGCTTACAGCTAAGTCTGTCGACCCGTCTACGAACAAAGGCCTCCCTTTTGTTTCGGGGTCGATCGAGACTAGAACTGATAAGGAAGTCCTCTTCTCGCTTTCCGGCAACTTTCGGGTAGTCGCCTCTATTAAACTCCCGAAGGGGAGAAGCTCGTGGTGTAGTCTTTGGCTCACTGGGACGAGGAAGAAGAAGAAGGAGGGTGAGAAAGAGATCGGGTGGCCCTGGTGTGGTGAAGTCGATGTCTTTGAGAGTAATGGTCAGCCGGACTATCTCCAGATGAACACCCACTCTCCTCGTGAGGGAAACCCGTCGAAGAGTCAACAGCAGCAGAAAGTCTACCGGACCCCTTTCAATACTCAAGACGGGTTTCACCTCTACAAAGTCGAGAAGTTCAGTGACCAGATCTGCTTCTACGTAGACGATCATCTTGTACACACTGTCTTCTACAAGGACCTCTACGACCCTTCTCCGTTTACTGATCCTGAAAACGAGTGGGTCCTTCGTCTCTCTCACATGGTCGGAGGTAAGTTCCTTGAGTTCCCGGCTGGAGACAAGACTTTCGTAGATGCTACTCAGCATACTGACTCCTACCCCTCCTCTATGGAGGTTGACTGGATCTACACTGAGCAAATTCGAGAACCTTCTCCAGCTAAGAGGAGTTTCTGGGAGGTTCTTGAGAAGTTCTTGTGGAAGATTCTCCCTGAGGGTATCAGGTAGTCATAGAGAAGTCGGTCTTCCGATTGATTATTTATAGGAAAACCTATAAAATAATGACATGAAGGAGACCGACTTCTTCATTTACCCGGAAGGAAACCCGTGAACACACGAACTACTGGGGGAGTCCTCCTCACTGGAGCACTTCTCTTCTCTCTTTCTCACGCCGCCTACGCCTCTACGCCGATCAAGGCCGAGGTGACTAAGGCAACGTCCTCCTCTCGACAGACCTCCTCGGAGATCAACGTGAGGGGAACTTGGTCCACTGAGAAGCTCGAAGTCGGCCAGTCTTTCACTGTCTCGACTGTACCAGTGAACGGAGGTGCTCCGTTTACTTGGAATGCTAGTTTTCCGTTCACCTTAGATGACGGGTCTCGAGTCGGCGAATGTACCGCTGACCAGGCGACCCTCACTTGTAAGGTCACTGAGATTCCTGCCAACTACGCCGATAAAACAGACGTTCACGGAACTTGGTGGGCCCGAGCACGCCTCCAAGACGCCGCTATTGGAACTACCGAGGGTACGATTACTCTCGATGGCGAAGTAGACAAGAAGCTCATATGGGGCGATGCTGAAGGAAACGGCGTCTGTACGAATGATTGTAACTCCGCCGGTCACTACGAGTACGCCCGACCCGAGAATCTGAAGTTCGGGTGGACGAATGACAACAATACCGTCGGGTGGGCGATCAAGTGGATTGTTACGCCTGGGACCGAGTATGTCGTGAAGGACTTCGATACTCGCCTGAATACGACTGTGAAGTGCGCTAAGTCGGAGACATGGGACCCGGCCACGACTGAAAACGTCACTGCTACTCAGATCGACGACAATACGATCAAGTTTACGGCTCCCGCCGAGTCCAGGGTGTGTATTACTTACCCGCCGGAGCAGATGAAGGTTCCCGAGGGGCAGAATAGCGTCACTAACCATGCCGAGATTAACGGCATGAAGTTGGAAGCAACTACCACAGTCCGTTCTAATGGTGGTACGGATGGTGATGGCTCTGAGAAGCCTAAGCCGCCCGTAACGCCGGAGCCTTCTACTCCAAATCCCGAACCCTCGAAGCCCTCCGACCCTAAGCCGTCCACGGAGCCTTCCGAAACTCCGAAGAAGGCCGAGGATAAGCCCCAGTCTGTCCCGACCCCGTCCCCTGAAAAGTCCCGAGGGGACTCTCCTAAGAGCCCTGCCTCTACAAGTCTCGCTCGTACCGGCTCGGATCTCACTCCGTTCTTCATCGGAACGGGTCTTCTCGCGGCTGGACTTGGGGCTCTCGCAATTCGACGCATGTCAGGAGACAAAAAGTGAGTGAGTTAGAACTCTACCCGGACGAGATGAATCGTATTACTCTCGTTTGGGCCGAGATCCAGAGAGAGTTTATCGGACGCGATGCCGATCTTCGCACCCTCTTTGATCTCAAGAAGAGAGCGGAAGACAAGTTCCGCGAGGTCGGCTTCCTTGTCGAAGTCGATGTCGCTAACCAAGAACTCGGCGACGACGGTTACCTCTACACTTCCCCAGTGATTCACCCGTACGGTCGAGTTGTCGGTGAAGACTCCCACGATCACGAGAAGCACGCTCGCGAAGTTCAGGCTGGCCTTGAAGACGGAGTCGCCGGGACTGTACGCGGAGACGGCTCTCTTGGTGATTCTAAACTGACTCTCATTTAGTGGGTCAGGCTTTATCCACCTGAAACCCCGTAGTGAACCCTTATAGACAAGGTTCACTACGGGGTTTCCTATTCCCACCCTACCTCTCTCTCTACTCCTTTGTTAGATTCGATCTTCTTCCAGTTGATTGTTTATAGGTTTTCCTATAAAATATAGGTATGAGAGAAACACTCACAAAGGAGCGCATCAAAGCGCGAGTAAGACAACTACTCGCACTAGCCTCGTCGAGTTCGTCCGAAAACGAGAAGAGACTCGCCTCTACTCAAGCCGAAAAGCTCATGAGAGAGTACGGCCTCTCCGAGATTGACAAAGACGACAAGAGGTTCACGTACTCAGACAACCCCCTTACGACTAATGCACAGTCGTTCATCCTCACAGCACTCTGCATCGCCCATAACGTAACACCGAGATACACTCTCCTCACTGAGGACTCGAGTTACTTCACAAGAGAAGTTGCCCTCTCAGGAAGTCCTCAGGCGAGAAGACGAGTTCGCGGAGTCTACGAAGACGTCATCAAGAAGTGCCAAGACGAACTTGATAGACTCAACTACCGCAAGACTACGATGACACTCAACTCAATCTACTGCGGGGTCGCCGAGAGTCTCCTCTCGAGACTTCCTCCTGACCCTGAGCCTCCCTCGGAAGACAGGGAGAAACTCAAAGTCTCCGAGCCACCGACTCAAAAACACCTTTTCGACGAGGGAAAACAGTTCGGAGACACTCTCTCATTCTCAACACTACTACAACTCGAACAAGGAGAACAATCATGAACACGAAAACCAAGATCCTCGCTAGTGTCGCTCTTGGAGCCACCGCACTCTTCGGAGGCCTCGGTACAGCTTCGGCTGCTTCAGCGCCTGGGATCGACCCTGTACTCCCTCCCAAGACGATGACGGCGAACGGAAAGACGTACTATATCCAGTCCGCCGCCGAAGCGACAGGCGGGGGTGGAACAGTTGTTTGTGGCCCGTACGAGGAAGACCCCACCGCCTCAGTCTTCCTCTGCGCCAACAAAGACACCCAAATCGGTTTCGCAGGCGTAATTAACACGGAAAGGGTAGGGGCTGGGTCTTACCACTTCGAGAAGGGGACTCGTCTTGAGGCCGAACTTCAGGAGGAAAAAGAAATCTCCTCTCTCAAGACTCAGCGAAACCTCTTCGCTGCGAACAACCTCGTCCTTCTCCTGGCTATTGTCGCAATGTCTTTCTTCCTTCGTAGCCTCTCTAAGAAGAGCAAGACTCTCGAGAAGAAGGCGAGGGCGTACGATCAGCTTCAGGAAATCGCTAAGGGACTCAACACTCACTACCCACTCAATTCAGGAGAATGATCACAATGGATATCGACGAGATTATCGAGACTACTCGTGAAGCTATGGCGGTTCTTCGTCCGCTCTACGATGCCGCTAGCGATGGCGAGATTCACGGGAGTTTTCTCAAAGGCGCTATTCTCGACGCAATGGTTCAGTTGACAGTCATCATTGATGAGGCCGAAGACTTAGAGTGATCTTCCTCCTTCCCACTTGATTGATTATAGGTTTTCCTATAAAATATAAGTATGAAGCCAACAAGAAGGCTTCCTATACAAGGAGGGTAGTCATGAACTACGAGGTTGACTGGACCCAGTTCTTCTCTCTCATCATCGCTTTCATCGCCTACGTAGGGGTGATTTGGGCGATGTTCACGTTCTGGACACCTTGGCCAATCACCTCTCCGCTAATCGCCATTGCTACAGTGGCATCAGGGGTATGGTCTCACCGCTACTCTCTCCACGTGGGAGGAGGGGCCAATGGACCTCGCTGAATACGTTGAGGGATGTAAGAAGCGCTTTCAGGACTACATCGACTTCGCTTCTATGCCTGGAGTCGTCTCGATCAAAATAGAGAAACTCAACCGGCCTATCACTGACGTAGAAGATCTCGACAAGCTCCCAGACGGCTCTCGCTTCGAAATCAACCACGGAACGCTAACCTTCAAGAAAGAGACACTCTTCGGAGCGATTACCCGGTGGGTATACCGTGGAAGGGTCCAATTGACGAGCTTTGAGCTTCTCACTCTACTCGTTCAGTCCGCACTCGACAAACTCGACATCGTCTACAGCGACGAACACGTCGTCTACTTCTAACAAAGAGAAAGCATCATGAACACGAAAGTTTACAACCCACACACTCTCGGCAAACTTCTCGAGAAGGCAAAGAACCTCACAGAAGAGCTCGCCTCCTCGAGTCTCGGCTCTCCTCTCTACATTAGTTGCCAAGAACTCGAAGAGAACATCAAGATCTACTCCGCTGAGTCCTTCGAGGAGTTCCGTCCTGGTAGTCTCATCACTATCGGCAAGACTGCCTACATGAAGATCGCTAACGGAACTTGGATTGGCCAGTCTGGCGAGTTCTATTCACAGACTGAATTTTTCTCGCTCTTCCTCCGTATCTACTCCCAGAAGACCATCCCGGGTGTCTATTGCCTCTTCTTCGGTGAAGAAGAGTGGGTTGAAGTGGAGAAGACCGAAGAAAACCCTGCGGAGGAACTCAATTCTCTCGAAGAACTCTCTGAGAAGAACGGTGAAGGTATCCCGATCTGGTGGGGCGACGAAGCCTACACGGTCACTTCTCCATCGGATCTCAATCTCGTAGTGTGGAGTCACTTCACAGACTCGAAGGAAGTTAGTTGATTGATTAAGAAGTCTAGTACGGGGTCTCTTGTTTGGGTTCTCTCCTCTCTCGGAGATGAGCTACAGAAAGACTTCTCTAACGCCGAACTTTTCGAATTGATGATGGAGCGCTTCTACAAGTACGGTGACACCTACCACACTCCTCACCCACTCGTTAAGTCGAATTCTCTCAGTTGATTGTTTATAGGAAAACCTATAAAATATAGGCACAGAGGAAGGAAAGAGCAATGTACACTCTCACAATCGACCCGAAGAACTTCGAAGTCTACCCGTTCAACGAAACAGAAGAAGGAGACTATGAAATCTTCTTCCGTAGGGAGTCCTTGATTTTCACAGAAGAAAGCCTTAAGAAGGACTACTCGGGAGGAGTCCTTGTCACTACAGAGCGGGGAGGCTTCCTCGTTCTCCCTCGGGACTTCGACCCCCGAGATGAGTGGTTTGAGTCTGTCAAGTTCGGCATTCACCGGTTCACCCCGCTCGGCACCTGGGTTTTCAGTGAGTACACTAAGAGTGGCCTGAAAGAAGTCGAGAGGGGTGATAGAGGCGACTACTTCTATCGCCTCTTCCAGGATAACGACTTCCAGGAACTCGTCTCCTTTGAGGAGAAGGGATCTTCCTACCCTGTACAATTCAACTGGATTAAGAAGTAGAATGAAGACTATCGTAACTCAAGCAAAACTCGAGGGGATTCTCTCGGACAGGTCTATCTCCTACCCGAGGCGTTTCGCTGACCTAAAAGAAGTCCGTGAAGATATTCAGAGCTCTCTTCTCTCACACTACCAACAGTACGACATCTCACAGATTGCCTCAAAGTGCTACAAGTACTACAAGGGACCTGAATTCGAGTTCAGAGGAGAGGGAGGACTCGGGAAGCGAGGCTGGTATCGAGTCGTAAGTGACAAGAAGTTCTGGGACTCAGTCTGGGAGAGTAAGAAGGGAACTGGGGACCCTCCTTCAACAGTTCTTCGACCTCCCTTCTCTTATGAAGCACAGTGGTTTGTCAGTTCCTCTACGGGAGAGGTTTTCGGACTTCTCAGTGAAGGGTACTTAGGGGGACGCGTACGAAAAGCGTTCAAGAGACTTACGAGGGAGGACAAAGCCAAGATTCGAAGGTGGCTTGAAGAGGCACGAGTTGGGCATCAGACATGCCCAGTAGAGTTCTTAGTCTCCTCTATGCTTCGTAAGGTAGACCCCGAGGAACTTCGTGAGATTGCTAGCCGGATTGGTCTTCTGAACGAATACATTCCGAGTCAAGTAGGAAGGGGGACAGTGAGAGTTGAACTCATGAGACTACTCTACGCTTATAGGGGGAAGATTTTCGGAACCCTGTGAAAGTACGATAAAACCACCTGGAGACCATGTGTCTCCAGGTGGTTTTATCTTATAATAGTACCTATAGGGAGGTTAGATGGCTACTAAACGCGGTATCAATCTTTCGAGTCTCTCCTCGAGTGTTGACCTTATTTCACAGTTCCGTAACGCTCTAAGGCCACAGAAGCCTTGGGAGTCTATTATCGACTTTGCTACACACCCGAGCTTCTGTGGTCTCAAACTCTACCCTCGCCAACACACCTTCCTGAAACTAGCCTACCTCGAAACAGGCTCGATGACTCAATACGACCTAGATGTCATCGAGGAGTGGCGTAAGGGATGGAGTCAACCTCAGCCTGAAGGCACTCAGTCTGATATCTGGTATCGCATAGACTACCTCAAGAAGAACGGCTACACACACTTCCCCCACATTCAAAACGTCCTAGGACGACGAGCCTCTAAGGGTATGCTTGGTGGTATTCTCGGAGCTGAAAGACTCGCTTACTTCTACTCTCTCGGAGACTTCCAGTCGCACTTCGGACTCCCTCCAGGCAAAGATGCTTACCTCTCAGTTATTGCTACGAATACGATTCAGGCTAAGAAGTTCCTCTTCGCTGACATCCGTCAAGCAGTCGAACAGTGTCGCTATCTCGAGACAGCCATCTCAACCTCAAACGAATACTCACTCAGTCTCCGCACTGAAGCTGATAAGAGACTCATCGCCGAGTCCGAAAGACGCGGTATTAGGCTTGACCACGAAGTAGCTACGGTCAGAGCAATCGCCTCCTCCTCTATGTCATCTTCCGGCCGTGGTGGTGTAGGCTTTGCCAACTTCTATGATGAGTTCGCACATATGCAGGCTGGAACAGGCGGTCCCAGGACCTCAGAAGAAGTCTACGAGGCCTACCAGCCTTCACTCGACCAGTTTGGTAGAGAGGCACTCACCTACATTCCCTCCTCCCCTTACACTAAGGTCGGCAAGTTCTACGACCTCTACAAGTCTGGGTCTATCCTCCTGGACTCCTTCCTCAATGATGAGGGTAAGAAGGCGTCTTCTGACTATGTCAGAGACGATACTTTAGCCGAAGACCTCGAATCTGAGGAGAAGGTCGCCTACGCCGACCCCGAGATGCTCATTGTCCAGCTTCCTTCCTGGGCCCTCTACCGTGATTGGCAACATGCCTACTCCCTTGTGGGTACGACTTTCAAGGGGGCAATCCAGTATGAGCCTCTCCGAAACGGGATTATCGAGAATGAGCGTATGGTTCGGCTCGAGAGAAGAGACCCAGAGAAGTTCAAAGTAGAGCGTAGAGCCCAATTTGCTGAAGTCATCAACTCCTACCTCGAGCCCCAGAAGGTCGATGAGATCTTTGAGCCTCTCTGGGACGGCAGAACTCTTTCAGAGCAAAACGCCGGCTCTCACGCTCTAGTCTACCACGGCCATTGTGACCCCTCTAAGACCAATGCTAACTTTGGCCTCGCTATCGGCCATCTTGAAGAATGCCCTGAACCTGACGAATACGGGAACAAGTGGAACCACGTGGTCTTCGACTTCCTCTGGGCTTATCAACCCAAAGACTTCCCAGACCACACTGTAGACTACATCAAAATCGAGAAAGACATCGAGGGTCTCATTTCGAACTTCCCGACTATGGAGCTCTTCACTGCTGACCACTGGAACTCGATTCTCCTTTTAAGCGAACTACGAAGATTTACTCAACTCAAGAAGCTCGGGACTAGAATCGAGGAGGTCAAGTTCACCTCCTCAAGAAATCAGGACACTGCCGAAGCCTTCAAAGCCGCTATGAACCTCGGGTGGGTTCACGCCTATAGAGACTCTCTTTTCAATGACGGGCAGGGGAGTCTTCTCGAAACAGAGTTGAAGTTCCTCACAGAGCAGAATGGCAAAGTCCAGAAACAGTCTGTCGGCCCGTGTACTACGAAGGACTTAGCCGACTGCGTTATGGAAGTCACTGTGAGACTTCTCGGCGAACAGCTTGGGTCCTGGAACAGAGAGAAGCTTTCTTCCCCGCCTGTTTCTGGACTCCAGGGGGGGTACCCAACCCCGGGTTCCTTCTCAAACAACACTTTGTCTTCACTCAAGTCCCTCTCGCAAAGAAGAACACCGAGTATGGGAAGGACATCTAGAGGAAGGCGAGGCTACTAGGAGAATCATGACTGAGTCCCCGGAGAAGCGTCTCCGTTTTCTTAAGCGGAACCTCTATCTTCAAGAAGACCCTTCGGCTTTTCTTCGTGAGATTGAAGAAATCGAATCCTCACTTCCCTCTAAAATAGAGAAGAAACTAGTCTTAGACGATCTCAACCTCGACCCGACCCTATTCTCAGAGCCCCTCCCGCCCCACCTCGTACGCTTCTGTTTCACGAACGCTCCCCTCTTTCTCAGAAACAACCCTGACACTATCGAAGACGTCAAAGTACGCAGAGAGAAGGCTATTCAATTCGCCTTCGAGTCGAATAAGACTCTCCCTAAGGATCTTCTCGAGAGAACTATTCTATACTTCATTGAAGAGGTAGAAAGAGTTCGAGGCGAAAGTTTCAGACGCTGGCCCCTCTACACGTTCTGTGGAGAGAAATGGCACTCTGAGCCTAAGAAGAAGTCAGGAGAAAGAAGTGAGGTTTACTAACGTCGGATCTACGGGGTATGCTGGTACAGAGATCCAAGGCGTTGTTCTAACAGTCAACACTGAGTCTCGCACAGTTGTTCTCCAAGAGTCCTACGGAGACCTCCTTGAAGTCTCTTTTGAGCTTTCAAACTCTCCTATCTTCACTGTTCCGAGTGTGGGGGAAGAGTGGGTTTGCACCCGTATCGGTGGGGTCTGGTATCTTGACAAGAGGACTTCTAAGCAAAACACAGCTCTAAATCGTGATCTCAAAGAAGGAGACCAGGTTTGGAGTAACCGCTCGGGACGCATTCTTATCGAAGGAGCTGACGGGAGTGTTGTCTCTATTAGTGGTTCTACGAGTAAAAACCGACCCAAGACGCCTCTCGGACTCCGACTAGTTACTCAGACTCAAGAAAACGGTACAGCTATCCTCAAAGCCTTCTGGGCTGAAGTCACTGAGACAGTAGAAGGCAAGAGGCTCAACAATATCCAGTACGAAGTATGGGTTTCTGAAGGTGCAGGGTACTACCTCTACGGGAAGACTTCCGAAAACTACCTGAAAATCACTGACTTCCCTGAAGTAGACGCGTTGTTTTTCAAAGTGAGAGCGGTTACAGACACCCTCTTCGGCGATTTTACAGCACCTGAATCTGTGAAGTCCTCAAGTCTACGTCCTAGTGTAACCCAAAAGCCTTCTACTCCGGTTTTGACTTCGGTTCTAGGCCGTCTCAGCATCAAGTGGGACGGCCTCTTTGAGGATAGAGCTCAGGCTCTTACACTCTCTAGGGTGAAGGCTTTCGGGGTCACATCTCGGGACCCTGGCGAAGTCATCGAGCTTGGTTCTCTTTATAGTGCTGGCGAGTTGTCTTACGCCTTCTCTTTCCTCCCAGTAATAGTCACTGTCTACTTCGTCGGGTATGACAACTGGGGTCGGCCCACTGAGCAGTCCTCTCAGGCCGTGAGGACACTCACGGGCGCTCTCAATACTGAAGCTCTCACCCAAATCCGAGGCGAGGTTGAGACTAAGATCAGTGAGGCGAGACGAGATCTTGAGTCTAGTACGAGGGAGCGCGAGGATGCGTTGAAGAAAGCAGTCGACTCTAAGTCAACTGTCATCAGATCTGAAACCACTCCTAACAAGCCCGGTACCACTCCTGGTGATTTGTGGTGGCAGTACCCGAACAGTTCACTTGAAGGCACAGTCATTGGCCAGTGGGTTTGGAACGGCGAGCAGTGGAAAGAAAGCCTTATCGGGTCGTCCGTTATTGCTGACGGAGCTGTAACAGCTGAGAAAATCACTGCCACTGAGAGCCTCATGACTAAACTCCTCTCTGCGAGGAAAATCTACGCCAACGACCTAGTCGTAGGCGGAGGAGACAACCTTATTCGCGACCCCACCTTCCAGTTCACAGAAGGTGACTCGCGTCTCTGGCTTAAGACTTACTCTCTTGGTGTCCAGGCAGTAGACGAATCTAACGCCTCTACGAAAACCTGGCCTGGTACCTCGAGCTTCGTTAAGGTAACAAGACGTAGCGGAGAGAGTACCCTGTACTTCTGGGACTGGTATTATGACTGTACTCGAGAAACTAGCCTTCTTCTTTCTCTCAACCACCCCTTTAAACCTTCACAGACACGCAAGTATGTTCTTCGCTTCGAAGTTGCGATTCCCCAGTCCTCTGCGAGTGTCTTCGTAGAGAAAGTCAATGAGATCTTCACTCCTCATCTCTTCTATGTTGACGTTCAGGGGACTAAACTATATGCTGGAGTACATCGCGAGTCCACTAACCTCACTCCCTCTTCTCTTACTATAGACAACGACAAAGTTGTGTATACGTACGAGTCTATGTTTGAACTACCCAGTAGGGCGGTCGAGTTTACTCTCAGACTTCTGGCTACTTCTATTAACAATGAAGTAGTCCGTTCTGTCACTTCACTCTACGTAAGTAACGTTTCACTCAAAGAAAAGAAGCCACACGCCGATCTTATCGTAGACGGAGAGCTTTGGGCGAAACTCGCAAAGTTCGACAAACTCGAGGTTCTTGACAAGCTTACAGCTCAGAACGCTGAGATTCCCGGAACTCTTATCGGGAACGAGATTGTCGGCAAGAGTCTCTACGGAGGACAGGTCGCAGGTGCAAAGATTACTCAGGAGAGTTACTCCACAAACTCTGCGACACTCTTCAATAACTGGAGAGACAACTCTATGGTCTACTGGCTCGGAGTGGAGGGAGACTGGAGAGGAGCCCTTAAAAGTCTCTACCCTGACGCCCAATACGAGGTTACTACTGAATCACGGTTCCTCTCGAGTAGTACAGGAGCTCTCAAATACAAAGACAAGTTTGACTTAGGTGTTCTTCAAGCCGGCAAGTCTAGGAAACTCATCTTCCTCTTCTACCACAAGTCGGGGCCACGCGCGATTATCAACTACACTCTTACGTCAGCTACTAATACAGGGACTCCTCTTACTGGCTCTTTCATCTCAAATCTGGGGCCGAATCGGGTTGAAATTAACCTTAGTAGCGAAGAAATCAATTCCTACTCTTTCTCTCTTACAACGAGGAGCATAGAGCCTGTAGAAATTATCCCCTACAAAGTTATACGTGAGATCAATACACTCTCTGGCCTCATTGAGCTCGATAGTAAAAACAACACTCCTACACAGTCGTTCAAAACTTTCTCCCCAGACGAAGAAACACGAATGACCCCGTCAGGGTTAGAATACTACAAGGACGGAGTTAAGAAAGGCTCTTATATCTGGGAGAACTTCGTAGCACCACCTACAGGGTATCTTTTTATACCTGACCGAAACCTCTCTCTTTCCTCCTCCCCCTCCCCACTGGAGGAGTACTGGAAAACTGTCCCTCTTGATGACGCTGAGCAAGCCTTCTTCCAGGGCAGAATTATCCGTAACCGCAACGGAATCAGAATCACTGAACCTGGCTGGTATGAAATCTATGGTATGATTCGCTGTGTCCCACCTGTCTGGGGAGATGTTTGGGGCTGTGGTGTTGCCTCCTGGGATGAGTCCTTTGACCGGTCCTGGCCTTACCAGTACGGGACTTCGCCTGGTAGTAAGGCAGGTCTGATTACGATTGAAGCTCGTCAGATTAGGAAGTTCACTAAACCATCCACGATCTGTCTCAAAGCAATCCATATTGGCAACGAAGAAGTAGTTATTAACTCTGCTTGTCTGTACGTTAGGTATATCGGCCCCTTTTCCTAAACCCTAGTACTCCTTCCTATAAGTAGCGGAACTACCACCTATAGAGAGGAAGATCATGGGTAGTGTTCAAACCTTCATTAACACCATCGCCTGGTGGTGTGACTATGGTGATTTAGGGTATGACCAGTGGAACCGCTGGGATATTCGAGAGGGCGGCGAGTGCGACTGCTCCTCTCTCGTAATCCAGTGTGCTCGCTGGGCCGGTTTTGAGACTGGTGGAGCGACTTACACAGGTAATATGCGTTCGGCTTTCACCGCTAATGGTTGGGTCGCACTCTCCAACGACGGGAACCCCTACCCGGGTGACATTCTCCTCAATGATGCCTACCATGTCGCTGTCTACTTAGGAGGGGGAAGACTCGCACAAGCCTCTATTGACGAAAGAGGTGAAATCGCTGGCGGTCAGTCGGGTGACCAGATCGACTACGAGACTAATACGCGGTCTTACTACAACTACCCGTGGAGTTGCTTCCTCCGGTATGTAGGCGGCGAAACTGAGTCGACTAGCTGGACTCCGGCTGACGATCCGTACAATCCCAACAGCTACGGCGAAACTTATGTTGCCAACGTCCAGACTCTTCTCTCGCAGAGAGGCTACTCAGTCGGCCCCGATGGCGCCGATGGAGTTCTCGGAGAAAAGACCTTCGAGGCTATCAAGAAGTTCCAGTCCGACAATGGACTGGAAGTAGACGGTATCCCCGGTCCGAATACGATTTCTGTGCTACACGGGAATAAGGCCTCAGGTCCTCAGTCCCCCGAAAAGACTGAGACCGACGGTCAGCTCTGCCTCGAAGTGGACGGAGTCCCCGGCCCCGCGACTATTTCTCGCTTCCAGCAGGTTATGGGAACAGAGATCGACGGGGTTTTTGACGAAGACGGTTCCCCGGCTATCGAAGCTTTCCAGCACTTCCTCAACTCCTACGTACCTTCTGATAGTATCTATGACCTTACCGGAGAACACGCTCTAGAGCCTGACGGCTTCTTCGGCCCTAAGACCTGGAGGGTTTTCCAGTACTGGGCTTGGTGCAACCACAAGGATGTCGTAGACCAGTTTGCTGCCTCCTGGGAGTTCAGTGAATTCGTTGACGGCGAGGCAGGAGTAGTTACCTGGAAGGTTCTCCAGTCTCTCCTCAATATTTCCTTCGCTTACAGTGAGAGGATTGCGTAGTGTCTTTCGCATACTTGAAAGGGGATGTACAGTCCCCTACAAGAGAACAACTCGTATGCACTATTGGTCTTGAAGGATCCCGGACTTATACGAGTGAAGGAACCCTGGTTATCCCACCTGGACTGCATAGGTTCGTAGGCCACTGCGATCTCATTGTACCGACTGGCCCATTCACTGTCGTTCTGAGAACTGGGAAGACGAGACTTCGAGCCGAAGTAGTCTTCGAGGAGGGTAGAACCTACACCCTTCAAGAACTCTTCAATGACAACAACCTGGAAACTGCCTCTGACACTCCTCTAACTGTCACAGTAGAAGACGGAGTCGTTTCAGTAAGGAGAAAGAAATGACCTCTGAAGACAATCTCGAAACCCTCTTCCAGACCTACACTCGCGATAAAATCGACGAAATCGTAGGAGAAGTTCGGAGCAAAGCAGTCTTCAACACTGAATCTCTTAGAACTCTCCAGGCGCAGTCTGAGGAGAATCTGAAGAAGGCGGCCTCTCTTCAGATTCAGGTAACTGAAAGTAGGGGAGAGATTCAGGCACTTCAAAACCGACTCTCCGAAAATCGCACTCTGGCTACTAACCTCCTTGAGTCAGCGAAGAGGGACTTTGAGGAGAAGAGTGACGGTCTGTCTAAGCGGATGAAAACCCTCGAGTCTACTCCTGCCCCGAAGTCAAACGCAGACCTCCCTAGAGGTCTCAACTGGGATAACCCTCTCTACGACTACAAGAACACTAACTACCGAGTTTCAGTCTATCATATCACCGGCCCCATCTACTATGTCTTTGTAGACATTACAAGTGAGGTGTTTAGAGGTAGCTCACAGACGTCTGCGTCCTATGTTACTATCCAGATCCCCCAAGAAATCGTCGATCTTCAACTCTACTTCCCTCCCCAGAGACTCTCTGTTGCCTTCGGGAACAACTCGCCGTTTATTAGCTCTGTTAACCCAGGTTCTAATTCTTTCGTAGTTGACGAAATGGGTGTTAAGGGAGTTCGTAGTGGAACTGGGGGCTTTTATGCTCTTTCTACGGCTGGCGGGACTCTCCCTACTATGCCAGTAGACCGCCTGTGAGGTAAAAATGCTTATCGATTCTACTAAACCTGACTTCACTACAATGGGTGATATAGAGTTCTTTGACTTTTCTTCGTCCTGCCTCGCTGAGAAGAAGAAGAGAGAAAGAGTTCTTCTTCTCCGAGAAGAGATCGAAGAGAAGGTCCAAGAATACCGCAACTATGTCAGAAACCAGCTTCCGATTGATATCAAAGACTTCAAGAGGAAAGTAGGACCAGGGGAGCGTATCTTAGTAGAAGGCGTAGAGTACGAAAACATTCTGCCGCTCTTCTTAGACCTAAGATCTCAGGACCCTCTCAAAGCTCCCTGGGCTTGGCGTCAGAATAAAGTAGAATACACTGACTGGTTGCCTGACAAACCCTACAAGAAGGGCGACCACATTCTCTTCCAGGGTTCGGTTTATGAGGTCATCAACGACCACAGGTCAGACCCTGAGAAGACACCGGATAAAGATCTGGTGAACTACAAGAAGAACTAGAAAGGAGAAAAAGTGTTTGATGTAAACACTCTCCTCGTCGGAGTCGGGTTCAACCCCGAGATTGTAGCGATTCTGCTCGGTCCTCTCCTGACGACTGGCCTGGCAGCTGTCGATCTGCCACATTGGAGTGCTACCAAGAGACGAGTTCTCGTCATCGTAGTAGCGGCCCTACTCTCTGTACTCGTCTGGGTTGTCGGGGCTTACCCTGCTGCCTGGGAGTATTTCGTCGCCGTCTGGGGCGTTATTCTAGCATCTGCCCAGACGTCTTTCACGATTCTGAAGAGACTCGGTTTCGTGGACTGGGTAGGCCGCGTCACTCCTGGTGGCGAGCCTAACGTAGACAAGTCTAGTGACTGAGATCTACACCAACAAAGAGGTCGCGAGTGCCCTAATTTTGTTCATTGTGACACTACTAGGGGCCCTCGCGGCCGTTGTTAGGCTTATTCCTAAGTACTTTGAGAACCTCCTCGATAGTAAGCTCGAGAACGTTACAAAGCATGTCGAGACTACCCGTAGGGTTGCTGAAGGTGCTGAGCGTGAAGCTAGACTCGCTAAGGAAGAAGTCCAAAACGATCACTCTTCGAACTTGAGAGATGACGTAGACGTCTCTATTGAGACTACCCGGAAGGCTGTCAGCGCTATCGAGGATGTCAAGAAGACACTCGGAAGTGTAACTGAGACACTTTCTGGGAATTCGTCACGTCTTGAGGATACAGGTCGCACAGTTCGTGGACTCGTTAGAAGAGTAGATGAACTTTCAGAGCAACAAGGATCGCTTCTTTCACAGCAGGAGCGACTTCGTGAAGATCTCCGTCTCGAGAGACTCGAGAAGACAAAGGAACTTCAAATTCTCCGAGAACAGTCTCACGACGAACACGAAAGACTCTGGCGCGAGTTAGGGTCAAACTAACCTACCCTAATTCTCGTTTAAAGAGTAGATCTATTAAGGAGAAGAAATGAAACGACTTTCTGCACGGGTCATTAAGGCCCTCCACCCCCTTTTCTCAGACTATCTAGCTAACGCCAAGACTTCTAGTAACCTCGAGAGTCGTCTCTGTCTTCTCCGTGAAGACTTCTACAGGGAGGCACAAGAAATTCTCCCCCAGGCGTCTGATGAAGACTTAGACGACGCCTTCGACGACTACGAAGAGTACGTTACTAGCTCTAGAACTTTCAAGACGCGTAAGGCTAACGGCGAGTTTGTTGCTCCTAAACTCCCCCAGTACGGCTCCCCAGAACTTGAGGGTGAAGAGTTCGATGAGGGCGAGTCGATCCCCTGCCCTGAGTGTGGTGAGGAGCTCGAGAATAGAGTAGGCTCCCAGAAATGCTCGTGTGGTGCTACCTCCAACATCTCTCTCGTAGAAACCCCTACTAAGACGAGTTTCTACCGTAGGATTGTACCTGACCGATCTACGATGAAAGTCGCTGGAGGACCCCCGGACTCTTACTACATGTTCGATCCCGCTGGTGAAGTAGATGACTATGCGGTCGAAGAAGTACAGGAAGAGTGCGAAGACATAATTAACGAACATGTTGAGAACATTCTCCGACTCGACCCAGACGATCTCGACTCTGTGAGAAGAGAGCTTAGAGAACTTGGTGAAGAAGTAACTCATAAGAACTACGACTACGGGTTCTACTCTGGAGAAGTTGAATTAGAGTCAGGCTCTGACCCTGTCGACTGGGTTCGGAACCACCCACTCTATAGGGAGAGATACGGGGACGGCGGGCCTGTTGAAGACGACTTGGAGTACTGATGGGCTTCAGGCAGCGCATAGCTAACCTTATCGCGGGGTCTTCCACTGTGAAGACTCCGCCTTCGGGTAAACTTTCGAGTCTTCAAATGGCTCTCCCGAAGACTCGTACGCCTCTCAAGACTCTTGAAGACCTCGGAATTAGCTACGATCTCTCCGAGGAGGGAAATCGAGGCCAAATCCGTGAATGGTGTCGTGGCTACTACGCCACCCACCCCATCGTAGGCACCTGTATCGACATCTACTCGAGATTCCCTGTGCAGGACTTCGAGATCAAATGTAAAGACCCCGATCTTCAAGACTTCTACGAAGACCTCTTCCTGGACGAAAATCGGCTAAACTATAACCAGTTCCTCGTAGATATGGGTAGGGAGTTTTGGACTGTAGGCGAGGTTACTACTCTGGCCTCCTTCAATCAGGAGCTCGGAGTGTGGACCTCTGAAGAGATCCTCAACCCGGACGATCTCGAAGTCCTCCCGTCAGCCTTCTCCGCAGACCCGATTGTTAGAGTTTATCCGCCTCAATACCTGCAAGAAATCTTCCGTGGTGGTACCCAGGGTGACTACCTCCCCTCAGAACTCGATGCTATTAAGAGGAAGTTCCCGAACATTGGGCAGTCGAACTTCGACAGTTTCCTAGACGTCGACCCTTCTAACATTTCGAGAATTGTCAACAGAGTCTCCCCGTGGGATCTTTACGGTACTCCCCACCTCCTCCGTGTTCTCAGACTCCTAATGACTGAAGAGAGTTTAAGCGCCGCACAAGACGCTGTAGCTAACAGACTCTACGCGCCTTTTATTCTGGCGAAACTCGGCCTAGATCGTGTCGATGGAGGAGAACCCTGGATTCCTGACTTTGAGGATCTTGAGGCTACTAGGGACCAAATCAATGAAGCTCTAGCGGCTGACTTCCGTCTTCTCGTACACCACTACGGACTCGATATTCGTTCAGTGTTTGGCCGGGAGTCGATGCCTAGACTCGACAATGACTTCGACAGAGTAGAGAGGAAGATTCTTCAAGCCTGGGGGATCGGCGAATCCCTACTTTCTGGATCCTCCAACGGCTCTTACGCTTCCTCTGCACTCAACATGCAGCTTGTAACTCAGCTAATGACGACTTACCAGAAGTGGCTTCAAACTCACTTCCGTCGTAGAGCCGCTGTAGTCGCCGAAGCCCAGGGTCATTACGACTACGAGCTTTCAGGTAACTCTTCTGAAACAGTTTATGAGGAAGCACTCTATCTCGACCCTGATACTGGCGAGACTTACCTTGAGAAGAGACCTAAGCTCCTCATCCCCGAGTTGAAGTTCAAGACTCTCGACTTGAAGGATGAAGAGTCTCGCAGAAACTTCCTTTTCCAACTCAAGCGTGACGGTATTCCGATTTCTGACGAACTCCTCGTTGCTGGCCTCAACATTGACCTCAAGGACGAAGCCGATAAAGTCCACGCCGAAACAGTGGCTAAGGCAATAAGTCAGAAGAACATTGAGAAGGAGATTCTCGAGAAGTCTCAGGAAGAAGACCTCGGTATTACTGAGGAAGAAGCTGAGGAGATGACTCCTCCAGTCGGCCGACAGGCTCTAGAATCAGACGTGCCTCATACTACGCCTCCCGGTACAGACTCTAAGCCTGTCGGTGAAGTCTCAACACGCCCATCTGTCTCTGACGAGTTCTAAAAACCACTCAGCACTCAACGGAAGTAGTGAGACAAGTTTCTCCTAGTAGTCCTCCTACTACTAGGAGAAACGTATATAGCAAAGGAGGAGAGGTGCGTTTAAAATTCGCCAAGTTCGAGGGCGACTTTTACGAAGTCCTTGATATGTCCGGAGACGAACTACTCATTTCAGTCCCCGGTCTTAACCCCTTCTGGGTTCCTCAGAGAGAAGTTGAGTCGTTCGAGTTCAGTAAGTCCTTCGACAATACTGACCCCTTCGAGGAACTTATTGAGGACCACCTTGACGCTGACTTGACTAAGACTGCCTCCTGGAGAGACATCCAGAATAAAGCAAAGCGATTGAGGAGAGAGGGCCGAGTAACTGTAGTCACCTTCAGAGACACTTACATTAAAACCCAAGTCCAGGGTGATCACGACCTCTACAATGTCGAGGTAGTCAAAGACCCGATGACTGGCACTAAGATTGAGACCTGGAGCTGTACATGTGGCTGGGGTGAGTGGGCTTTCAAGAGAGAGCACACTTATATCGGTAGAATGTGCTCCCACGCTCTAGCCACTTACTGGGAAATGGCCGCACTTGAGTTCTACCGAGGATACGAAAAGAAAACAATGAGAACAGCAACATTCGACGACCCCGGACGTGAAGCAGAAATCTCTGAGTCACAGATCTGGGACGAACTTGATGCCTATATTCAGTCAACTGAGGACTTTACACTTGAAGACCTCCTAGAGGACGAAGACGATTCGCTCAAAGTCCTCAAGATGTTTATCAACGCCTACGGTCCTCGACTCCCTCACTATCTCCTCTCTCCAGTGAGACTCTACCGTGAACTCAGAGCCGTAGTGGACTACCAGAACAGTCTCCAGCAGTCAACTCAGAAAATCTCAGGCCGCTACTTCACCCCAATGGAGCAGTATGCTCTTGAAGAAGAGGAGGGTATGGCAAGACAACTGCCCAACCTCACTCTTTCTCGCATTTACGGCTAGGAGAAGTCATGAAGAAGAGTAGTATCCGGCAAGAGTACGAGTATACACCTGAAGAAGAGTTCGACTTCGAGCCTCAAAAGGGATGCGTCTACGTCGTAGTGAAGGCGATTTCTGCGAGAATCAACCAGAACTACGACGCTTGGCCCTCTGAAGAACTCCGAGACAACTACAGAACTTTCATCGGAGACCCTGTTTTCGTCAACCACAGAAACGAAAACCCCGAGAGGACTCGGGGGATCGTCCTAGACGCCAAATACGTTGAAGACGAAGTCCTAGAAGACAAGTACATTCTCCTCCTCATCGAGGTAGATGGCGAAGCTTTCCCGAACCTAGCCCACGAAATTGTAACAGGGGGTATTGACTCTGTTTCGATGGGGGCTGATATTGAGTACTCTACGTGCTCAATCTGTGGAAACGAGGCAGTGACTCAAGAAGATCTCTGCGTACATGTAGAAAACTACAAGGGGTGCTATCTTCTAGACGACGGTGAGGAGAAACTCGTCTACGAGATTTGTCACGGAGTAGAATTCTTCGAGATTAGCTTTGTCTTTGACCCTGCCGACGAAACAGCTCTCTTCGAGAAAGTCAAAGATGCAAGAACTTCCTCTCTTCCTGGTGAGTCTTTCGAAGCAGGGAGTATTGAGGATTCGGAAGGACCCGTCCTAGTTGCGGTTTCCCCGGTACTAGAAGAAGAGGGAGAAGAAAACCCCCTAACTCCTTCTTCTAAAGAGATGAACCACACACCTACTCCTAGAAAGGAATCAGTCAAAGTGGCTAGAAAGAAGAAGAGTCGCAAGTCCGCGATTCGTGCAAACCGTCGCCTCGCCAACGAGACTCCTCAGACGAAAGCCACTGAGGAGCTGGAAGATGAGGACGACGACGTAGAAGACGAGAATACGGAGGAGGCTATCCAGACTAAGGAAGCTGCTCTGCTTCCCACTCATATCGAAGTTGAGCCTGTCGAGGGTTTTGACGAGGTTGCTCACAGCGTTCTTGACAAGTACGCTCCTAACGGCGATCTCGCTATTTCTCCTGAAGGCGTCATCGAGTTTACGACGGATGATGCGATCGTAAATCTTCAAGATGTAGCAAATGAGCTGGCTGAGGCCGGCTTGACTGTTACTCTCTTCGACGTCACGGTTGAGGGAGGCGAAGTAGTTAAGGTTAACGACTACGGAGTCAACATTCCGAACCCGAAGGAGGCTCGACTCTCTGGACGAGTTCGTATGGCTAGGACCCGCCGTAAAGCCAGACTTCGCCGCCGTGCCTCAGAAGAGAACGACAACCTCCTGGATAATGAGCCGATCGAGAAGATCGACCCAGAGGTTGAAGAGGACATCGAGACAAACCCCGACACCCTCGACGAGACTTCTGAAGCTTTGGCTATGAAGACAGCCCGCCTCGAAGTTAAGGCTGGTCTCCTTGACCCCCAAGGCGTCTATAAGAGAGCTGCTAAGCTCGAGAAGATGTCTTTCCGTAAGACAGCCGCCTACCACGCAGCTGCCTTCCAGCTCTACCGTAAGCAGAAGAAAGCCCCTCAGGCTCGCTCCGCTGGTAGAGTGACCAACACGACTCCCCGACGTGTTGCAGCCCGTGAGGTTCCTCGTCTGAATCCCACTCGCTCCTCTGCTAAGCGTGGCGTTGACTCTGACGCCCTGATTCTTCTGTAAGGAGAAAGAATGTTCAAAGTTACTCTGGACAATGTAGACCTGAAGCGTACGATTCGCCCGATCTACGCCGATACTCAGGCAACCCCGATGGCGACCTACTTGGACCCCAAGTGGGACCGTTCCGTCGACATCCTCCCCGGTATGGTTGTTACCCGGACTTCCGGTGACACTGTCACCCTCTTCGGTACCGGTACCTCCGCTACGAAGCACACGCCCCTTGGCCTGTCTGCCTTGTTCGTTGCCCCTAAGATGGGTGTTGATGAGGTTCGCTCTTCTGGTTCGAACCTGTTCGCCACCTGGGTAGGTGACAACCAATCTGTCTTCGAGATTCTCGCCCCGGCCTACGCTACGACCGGCGTTACTTGGAAGACCCCGGACGAGACCACTGGCCCTGTTGTTCTCCGTGTTACACTCCCCGGCCACGCCGATGGCCCCGGTAAGTTGACCAACGAGGCAGCGACTGCCAGTAAGGTTTCCGACAAGATCGCAGGCCGCCTCATTGAGGTGGCAGGCAACAAGATCATCGTCACCCTCGACCAGACCGCTGTCGCCTGATAGGAGAGAAGAATGGCTAACTCCATGCAGCGTAGGGCCAAGGCTTCGGACGCCTATGTCCGCGAGATTCTGGCTGCCCAGCGTAAGCTCGGCACTGATAAACTGTCCACCGCTCAGAAGCGTGAGAGACTCGCTTCTATGAACCTGAACTCGAGCCTGGGCCGCCACAAGTTGGCACAGTCCATGATCGGCCCGATTCAGCTCAAGCTGCGCTACCAGGGTCTACTGCGTAACGTTCTGGTTGAGGATGCCTTAACCCCAGGTGTCCCGATCGAGTACGACGTCATGGATGATCGTGGCCAGGCGTACATGCTTCACGGCAACGAGGGTGAAGTCAAGATCACTCCGTTCGAAGGCAAGCGTCTCCCCGTAACCCTCTTCCGTATCGCCTCCTTCCCGCAGATCAAGAAGGAAGATGTGTACTACCTTCGCACTAACGCGATGGAGTACGCTCAGGATGAGGCCAAGCAGGTCATCATGAAGCAGGAAGACTCCCGTCTTGTGACCCTGTTTGAGGCTTCGATGAAGTCCTATTTGGCGAAGAACCCCATGACCCAGACAGGTGAGGCTTTCGTCAACAACGTCACGTTCTCGGGCGATCACCTGACTCCGAACGTCTTCTATGATGCCGTGGCGAACATCGAAGGCAACGAGCTGGAAGCAAAGAGAATTCTCTTCTCGACTAAGCTCTACCGTGACTTGTATCGTTGGGACATCAACACTACGGGTTGGGCCTTCAAGGACAAGGTCGTCGCCGGTGAGAAGGTTCAGGAGTTCGGTGAGTTCCAGATCGGCCGTTCGGTGATCATTCCTCCGAACACGGCCTACATGACTCCGGCTCCTGAGTTCCTGGGTGTCTTCCCGGTCATGTACTCGCTGGATGTGGAAGAGGACAACAATGCTCCTCGCTTCCACTACGGTTGGGTTATGGATGAGCTGGTCGGTATGGCTATCCTGAACCCGCGTGGTCTGGTCAAGATTTCCAAGGCCTGATTCACTGTAAAGGATGGAGGAGAGGTCGTCTCTTCTCCATCCTTTGCTATATATCGAGAAGGAACAGGGATGGCAACCAAGAAGCTTAAGAAGGGATTCCTCACCCCCGAGGATCTTCCCTACGTCGTCGATGAAGTTCTCTACGTTAGAAACAATCTAACTGCGAAACTCATCCACACCTCCCGAGACGAAGTCTCTCTTGAAGTGGGTCCGTCTCACTCAGATGAAAACACTCAAGTTCTCCCCATCGAAATCGCCAAGGCTCCTGGGTTCCAGAAGCTTTGGCGTCGTGGAGACGTAACAGTCTCCTCTGACCCTAAATGGGCATATGAAGTTGTCAATAGAGAACCCTACGTCCATCCTGGTGTTCTCTCCCCGGAGGAGGTCTTAGAGGCAGCCCCAGGGTCGAACGACTTCACAATCAAGAAAACGCTCGGCGATGTAGGCATCGACTTCGAGATGGGTGAAGGTAATGCCTAGACCGAAGAAAGAAGAGACTCTCGATCTCGAGACTCCTATTGAGGAAGTAGTCGAATCCAGGGCTAAGAAGCCTGCTGAGAAGAGTAAGACTACTGAGAGTAAAAAGGCAGAAGTCAAGCCAGTAGTAGCTAAAGCGGTTCTCACTACTGAACTCTTCGCTGTACAACTCAAGAGAACCGCTGACTAAGACTCATGATAGGAGACTCGAATGGATGAAGAAGTAGTATCGTCTAATATCTTCCAAGCCCAGAGTGTTATTAGGCGCCAAATCTCACGCTATCTCGAGTCTCCTATCGGTCTTAGGATTCTCGGACCCTCCGGGGCGTTATGTGACCCTGACTCCCTCCCCGTAGTCACTGTAGACTTCGAAGGCGACCTAGCTGACAAAACCAACTACGAGACCTCTCTCCCCTCCCCAGATGTAGTTCGTGAAGAGGAAGGAGTCTATTCCTCTACTATCCCTCTGGAAGCAGTTCAAAAAGTCGGACTACTCCGAGTTACTTGGACTTACTCCATTAAGGGTCACAGGGTAGAGTTCAAGGAGTACTTTGAGATTCTCGAGTATATGCCTCTCTACCAGTCTCTTACTGAGGGAGAGAAAAGTATTGTAGCTCGAGTGACTTACCTCTTCGGTGACCTCATGGACAACACGAGTGGAGGCGTCCCGTCCTTCTATGAGGAGTTTCAAACCCATTTCTCCTACGAGAGACTTGCCCAACTCCTGCAAATCTCAGTGGACAAGATTAACTCCACCCGCCAACCCGTAACTCACTACTCAGTTGCTGGAGGAACCCCTTTCCCTGAAGAACACTACGGGTTACTCACACAGGCACTCTATCTCGAGACCCTGAGACACTTCGTTAGAACCTACGTAGAGCAGCCTCAAATCTCAGGTGGGAGTGTAACGTACGCTGACCGTCGTGACTACATGACGAGATGGCAAGGCGTACTCAGGGACGAAGAGAAGTCTTACAACGATATGCTCGCCACTTTCAAAAAGAGCCTCATGAGACTCGGACGAGGAGCACTCCTCGTATCGGGTGGTATCTATGGGAGTGGCTCGTCGTTCAGGTCAGGAGCCTACGTCGGGGCAGTTCGAGCAGGGAGATGGTACCCTGCCTCCCCAATGGCGTTAGTGAGGTAGAGTGGCTCTCGTTCGACTCCCCCGCTACCACAGTGTATCTAAGCTTCAAAAGCAAGTTATCGACGCACTCAAGACTCAAGGTGAACCTGCCTTTGTTATCCACACAGGGCATTCGGCGGCTCAGGACTCGTTCGAGAACCGCTGTCCTACGTGTTTTGACCCAGTCTACTTGCAAGCCTCCTACTCGACTGAGTGCCCTTATTGCTTCGGTACAGGACTAGACCCTGCGGTTATCCAGGCAACACTCACTTATGTGATCTTCTCTGACAACAACAATGACGAGAAAATTACGAAGCAAGGAGAGTTCCTCCCCGTCGAAGCTACAGTGACTCTAGATGGACTCGTTGAGGTAACTCAAAACGACTTCATCCTGCGAGTCGACTCCTGGGAGAAAGATAAGCCGACTTCTCCGGTCGAAGCTTTCACAATTAGTCGAGTAACTAAGACGACTCTCAGAGACGGAATGAGACGGGGCGACTACTCTGTAGATATCATTCAGCAGAGAGGGTCAGTGAGCCGTCTTACAAACACTCACCCGATCTACAAACTTCTCCTTGAACCCTGGGAGCAAAGCAAAGAGCTCTCCTTCAGGCCTTCAACTCCCGTTAGACTTACTGAGAAACTTACTACTACGCCCATCTTAGAGGAGCATTCGTATGAGAGTCTTCAGGGTTTCTAGAAAACTCTCTCAGGAGATTGCTGACGAAGCAGCTCTAAGAGCCTGGGAAACTACCTCTAGGAGGAAGTGGACTTCAGGACACAAAATTGTCCCAATCGGAGAACCCGGAGTGGCCTCTCTCCGAGTCCCCAGACACTACCTCTATCAAGAATACGGTACGAAGCCTTTTGATATGACCTCTCTTGAAGGGAAAGTAGTGCCTCTACCTCAAGGTCCTAGAAGAGTCAAGGGTGTAGGCCAACCAGGCTGGGTGACTTTACCTGGAGGAGTACGAGTTTTTCGAGAGAGGAAGTGGCACCACCCGGGGATCAAGCCGACCTACCTTCTTAGAAGTTCACTCAGGGACGCAATCTTAGAGTTTTGGCCTGAGATTCAAAGAGAGGCGGCCAAGTTTCTGCTCTCGAAAGATAGTGAGGTTGTGTAATGACAGTCAAAAACTATAGCACTTATAGCGTTTTGGAGGCAGTGAAGAGAGCCGGGGTCACCGCTCTCCGAAAAGGTCTGGGTTCAAACTACTTGGGACCTCAAGACGCCTTGGCGATGCTCAAAGACCAGATTAGCATGGAGTACCCGGAGAGAGAAACCCAATACCCGGGTGTTTGGGTGAGATTCTCGTTCTCGCAGTTGCAAAGACTCTCACTTGATCCTACTTTCGTGGAGGAGGGCACTTCGAGAGAGTTCCAACTCGGCTCTTTCAAAGGGCGAATGACTTTCTCGATTCTCGCTCTCTCCTCGAAAGACCGAGACCAAATCGCTGGAGCACTCATTCACACCTTCCTCTTTGGTAGAGAGTCCGAAACAGGTGGAGGCTTCCAGTCTGAGCTTTCGAATAACGACTTTATCAACATCACCCCTCAGGAGGCACTCCTCACACCTGGAGGCCAATCAGAGACTATTGGAACCCCCTGGGACCCAAACAAAATCGTATATGAGGACTCCTACTCTCTCAACATTCAAGGCGAATTCGCTTCGAACATCAAGACAGGTGAACTCGTCCCGCTGAAGTCCATCGACGTCATTCCAGAGATTCAAGACCAGGCTTGGGTGTAAATTCCCTCCTGGCAAACTACGAAAAAGTAGAAAGAAAGGAGAGGGTATGCCCGACTACACCGTACCCGGTATTCTAGTACAAGAGATTGAGGGGCCGATTATCGGAGCCCTCACAACTTCTTCGAGAACGATTGCTCTTCTTGGTGAGACCCAGGGTGGTGTCTCCGGAGTTGAAAGAGCTCGCGCTTCCGCAACTGTGACACTCAACACAGCGAACATCGTCAAAGAGTCGATCAAGGTCTTCAAAGAGGCTACGGGTGAAGCCTACACTCTTACGACCGACTACGCAATCGAGCAAACCGGCAAAGAGACGAAGATCAAGCCGGTTGCCGCTAAGATCCCGAACGATACAGACTTGAAGGTCACTTTCCTGTCTGTTCCGGACAATTACTACGACGCCACTATCTTTACAGCGACCGAGGACTTAGCGGAGCGTTTCGGCTCCGCCTTTAACGCCTCAGGGGAGGTCAATTCTCCCCTCACCCTCGCTGGCCAACTCGCGTTCATAAACGGAGCATCCTCTATTCTCGCAGTAGCCGTTAAGAAGACTGGCGGAGCTGCTAAACCGTCCGACTTCGAAGAAGCACTCGCGAAGGTGTCCGGTGAGAGAGTTTCGATCATCGTACCGGTAACCGACGCTTCTGCTATTAAGGCGCAAGTCTCTGCTCACGTCACCAGAAACTCCACTAGTGGAGCAGAAAGACGAGCAATCCTAGGTCTAGATGGGACGACTGTCTCGATTACCTCCGATACCCGCAAGACGACGGCGGAGTCGATTCGAAACGGTAGGGTTATGCTCGTTTCGCCTTCGGCTGTTTCTCTCTACGTCTCTACAGCTAACCACACTGTTACGGTTGGCGGCCAGTACGTTGCCGCGGCACTTGCGGGGTTGGCTTCCAGTCTCGGCCCGGCTATCCCCCTCACTCGCAAAGCTATCGTGGGGTTCCAGTCCATCCCTCGCCAGGAGGCACCCGCCGTTAGAGACCTCGAGACCCAATCCGGTGTCACGACTCTGGAGCAGACCGCTAACGGGTCCATTAGAGTACGGCACGGTGTAACGACCGACCCCTCCTCGCTTACTACCCGTGAATGGTCTATCGTTGGTCAAAGAGACGCTATGGTCTCTGCTGTCCGCGATACTCTGGATAACGACGGTATCATCGGTTCGCTTATCGACTCCCTAACGCTCTCTAACGTCAAGGCATCAGTTGACACGGCACTTCAAGGACTCGTCAACGCTGGTACGATTCTCTCGTACACCGACCTCAAGGTTCGCCAGTCCCCATCTCAACCTGACCACGTTGAAGTACGCTTCGCCTGGAGAGCCTCTGTCCCGATGAATTACGTCGTAGTCCGTTACGCACTCAATATCACTTCCGGATCCCTCGAGACTACCGAGAATTAAGGAGAACTAAATGGCTGATTCTAACGTACGTGTTGGCGGATCTGGCTGGACCGCTTTTACCTGGAGAGGCCAGCGTCTCGCCTGGCTCCAGGTTATCTCAGACACCGCTCCCCGTCCGGTTGCTACTCCGAAAGCCATCCAGCCTCTCGATGCTGAGTATCCCGTCGAGATTCTCACCCCTAGAGCAATTGGGGCAGGTACCCTCCAGTTGACCAACTTCGAGCTCTGGAACGAGTCTGTGTGGCAGCAACTTCCTGGACTCGAGTCGGCTTCCGATATTCTCGACGTCTTCAAGACGCAGGTGTCTCTTGGGAACATCTCGTGTCAGAAGATCATCAAGAAGCCTGGTGGCGGACAGCGCATCAAGAACTACTATGGATGCACTATCACGGACATTCAGGACTCTGAGCAGATCCGGATTGACACGATGGAGCTCCCGAAGTCTATCACAGTCATGTACACTAGAGCGAAGTGGCTTAACTGACGCTTCGAACCGTATAATTTGCCCCTCCCCTTCTACCATCCCGAGGGGAGGGGCTCCTGTTAGGAGAAACTAATGACTGATGAACTCACTCCCGAAGAGGTAGAGAAGATCACTTTCACCGAAAGTGAAGAGTCTCTACTCAAAACTCATCTACTCAACGGCTCGAGAACGAAGACGGTTGACGTCTTGGGCCATAGTATTCTTCTCCGTACTATCTCGGTACGTGAAGAACTCGAAGTCATCTCGCTTATCAAGGAGTGGGAGGAGACTCGAGGATTCTCGAAGGCTTTCAAGACCGCAGTTCTCGCAGCGTCTATCGTTACTATTGACGGAGAGCCTCTCTATACTCCCCTCTCTACCGAAGAGAAGTCAACCCTCCCTAAGAAGTTCGAGAAGGTCGGGAAGTTTTACCCCCTCTTCGTCAACAGGATCTATGAAGGGTTCCGTGAACTCGAAGAAGACACCGACAAACTCCTCCAGAAACTCACCTCGGGAAAAGACTAGAGCCTAGACTTGAGTCTTTTCTTCGTCTAAGCAAGGAGTCTGGGAACCTCCAAGGCGACATAGATAAGATTCAAGTCTGGGCTCTCTCCTACCTTCTCCACATGGAGGACTACACTAACTACAAGCGAGAGTTGAACTCTTTGAAGTTCCAGGCGTACTTCCAGAACCCTGAGCTTTTCTTCAAAGCTTTCCCCGAAGAAGGTAAAGAGACAAACCCGGAGGATGCCTCTCTGGAGATTTCGAAAGACGAACTTCAAGACTTAGACAAACTTCTCTCGAGTTTCGGAGAAGTAGAACTTAGAGATCCGCAGTTAGAGGAGTGGACTTAGTGAGTATTTTTGAGAACGATGAAGTAAGTGTACTAGCGCGTCTTGAGTTCGGAGCGGACGACTCGAAGGAGGAACTTCGTGTTATTCAGACTGAGGTTCAAGATCTCTCGGACAAGTTTAGTATCCTCTCCCGCTACTCCACTGAGTGGAAAGACGTCCTCAACCCTATCTCAAACTTCTACGGCGAAGTCGCTCTTAAGCTTGAGAAGTCTCTAGACAACCAGAAAGACCTCGCCAAGTACCAAACCCTCCTCAATGAAGGAGTCGAGAAGTATAACGAGCAACTCGAGAAGAGGAGAGATCTCGAGTATGAGATTATCAACCAGCGTGAACGTCCTCTCCCCAAAACCAGCTCCTCCTCTGCTCCTCCACCCTCTAAGCCTCCTGTAACAACCGACACCCTCCCGACCCCTCCAGAGAAGCCTGAAAAAAAGCCGGGTCCTTCTACTCCGACAGACTCTCCGAAAGAAGGTCTTTCGTTCAGTGACTTAGGCAAACTCAAAAACGCTGGTCAGGCAGCTTTGAGAGGCAGGGGGACAGATGCTCTAGCGAACGTTCTCTCAAAGTCGGGTGGATTCCTCGGAGAGCTTGGTTCAGGCCTTGCAGCTGCTGGCCCCTGGGTTGCCGGAGCGTCTGCTGTTATTGGGGCAGCCTATGAGGGTGTCAACAAATATGCCGACTACCAGAAGGAGGGTCAGAAGAGAGGACTCTCAGGTACGGACGCAGCTCTCTTCAAGGTCCAGCAAGATGCCGAAATCAAAGCACTAGCTCTCGATCCTTGGATTAGCACTGAACAGGCACGCCAACTCGTAATGGCTGGTCTCAATACTGGTGCCAAGGGTGACAACTACGACAAAATCACCGACTTTTTGACTGAAAACCTCCGAGACATGAATGTTTCGGTTAGTAAATCGATGCAACTCATGAAGGCTTCAGTCACTGAGGGTTCGATGTCCATCGAGAACTTGAGTGCTACGATGAAGAACATCAAAGCCGACGTGGGAGCCCGTGAAGGCGACCAGGAGGCCGCACTAAACCGTGCACAATCAGCCGCTGAAACCGCTGGAAAAGTGGGTTTGAGCGCTGATGCTACTTCTGCCCTCATGGAGTCTGCTGGGAACATGCTTGGGAACGCCGAGGTCTCCGAAGAGACAAGAACGAAATTCTCCGATACTCTCTCCTCAATCAGTGGAGACAACCTCTACTCCTCCCCGATCTATAGCCAAATTGCAGCACGTAGAGGTATTGACGTTTCTCAAGTCGCCGACCTCTCCTCTGAAGAACTCATCCCCGAGTACTACTCCGTACTCGGCGAATACCTCAAGTCCATGGAGGGGTCAAACCCGCATGAGACTTACGAAATCGTCAAGTCCGCTTTCCCAGCATTCAAAAACTTGTCTTTCCAGGAGTTCCAACAGTTCTATGACACCTTCACTGACCCTGAGAAAACTAAGCAAGCGGTCGGCTTGGACGAAATCACTTCGAGAAACAAGGCTCAAGCAGTTGACGTTAAGGACATGGACCGCAGTAAGTCGGGTGGGGCGATTGACGGAACTGGTCTCAAGATCCACAGTGATACTGACCCGTGGTATAGCATGTTCGGTAAAGACAACGACTTGAGGGTCAAGTGGAGTATGGAGGGTGACGAAACTGGTGCCATTCTCGGGGCGGCTTATGACTCCGGAAGCCTAAGCCAAGTCGTCTGGAAGGACTCGCAAGGAAACGAGCATACACTTCAAGAGTACTACGATGCTTTGAAGGAAGAACAGCGTCTCGGAGAGTCAGGTACTGACCAAGCCCTTCAAAGTGCACAAAACTACCACAAAGAACACGCTTGGATGGATGACCTCGATACAGCGGATGAAGCCAACAAGATGACTTGGGGCGTCAAGACTGCTACTGGCGAAGTCAACTACAACACTGGTATGGGTCTCTCACAGATTGTGAACTCGGCTAAGAACGGTGTGTCTCCTCAGGACCTCGTTAGCGGAACTGGAACTAAGTCCTCCACTGTAATTTCACTCTCTCCCGAAGCACGTCGTTGGTTCTCAATTAACGACCCTGAGGGAGGCACTCCAGACGATAAGAGAACTCGTGAGGGTAACTCTCCCTCCAACGACCCGAAGTCGAAGAGGGGCGACTGATGACTACAACGCTTTCAGCGCCTGGAGGGCCAGGCGGGTTCACTTTCCCGTTTGACCCCGATGTCTTCACCTGGAGATACTCCCAAAAGACAACGTCACAAGACACACTGGGTGGAAGGGTAGTTCAGCTTCTAGGCATTTCTATTACTGGTCTAACACTTCAAACCCACTTAGGGTCTCGGAGTGAGTTTCACCGCTTCATCCGCTTCGTGAGGGACCTCATCGCTTGGCAAACCGACAACCTCGAAGAGAAGAGAGCGGCACGCCTTTTCTACTCGAAGAGAAGCTGGAGTTTCTCAGTCTACATCCAGAGCCTCAACATTTCTGATAGTCTCGAGAACGTAACTTTCCCAGTCTCCCTGACTTTCGCAGTCGCTGAAGACGAAGACCTCACCCCGGTTCTCAGTGAACTTAAAACTGAGGCGTTGACTAAGATCCAAGACGGAGTCGGGTACGTAGCCGAAAACTACTCGAGTCCTGACTCGGACTACAACAAGGAACACGCCGACGAAGCACTCCACTACGAATACGATGAGAGTGCCAACAACGGAGCGTCTGGGGGTTCGTCTACTGCAACAGGGTCAGCAGTAGGTATTATCGAATTCGCCAGAAACGCTATCGGAACCCCGTACGTTTGGGGCGGTGAGTCTGCAGCTGGATATGACTGCTCTGGACTCACTCAAGCGTCCTACCGATCCCAGGGCAAAACCCTGCCACGCACGGCTGCTGAGCAATACCAAGCGACCACGTCGGCTAAGATCCCCTATAGTCAAGCCCAACCAGGTGACCTCCTCTTCTGGGGTGACTCGAGTAGAGTCTACCACGTTGCAATCTACACAGGCAACGGTCGAATGATCCACGCGCCCGTCCCTGGTGACGTAGTCAAAGAAGTTCCCGTCTATTTCTCGAACATGATGCCTTATGTAGGGAGAATGTAATGCTTATTCCCAGCTTTCCTGTTTCCGCTCCCGTGAAACTCTCCGTGAAGGAGGACTACTCCGCGGGGGGATTCGCTTTCTCGGTTAAAGAAGGCCTCTACCCTCTCCCCGATAAGGGCACGGAGGAACTCCAGCTCCCCGACATTGTAGGCTTCAATGAGTAAGGCATACTTCTCCTGCGCTGGACAATCAATCTCGGTGGTGGTCGTAGGGTACTCAACTACTCTCGGCACCCAACTTCTCGGATCGCAGTTGAGGGACTCGAGGCAAAACTACCCGATTAGGGCTCGTCAAGGTTCCTTGTCTCTCAAACTCCAGATGAGAGGCTATGAGGAGCAAGTTTCGCTCGCGGACTTCTTCCGTGGGAGTCATCTTCTTTCCGCGGCACGTGTTGACCCCTTGGTAAGATTCACCTACCCCGAACTCGGGATAGATTACTTGGGCTACATCCCTGATATCCCCGCTGGGTTGACGACTGGAAACTTCTTCCCGACTATCACAGTCACCATGTCTCTTGCCTCTGACCTCCTCATGGGGAGAACTTACACCTCCTCCTGGGGTACTTCGTGGGACAGAGTCACTGGGGGAAGGGTCAACATCGACCGTTTGAGGCAAAAAGACGCCTCAAAGAAGTCAAATAAAGACAAAGCCCTAGAAAATAACCCGCCTGAGAAACCGCCGGCCTACTTGGAGGACTGGGAGTAATGACAGAGAAAACACTAGTCTACGCACCCGAAGTACAAGTCATTGTCCAGCCGAGACAACATCCCGGCGAGGAGCTTGACATCTCGAGTGACGTCATCTCGGGCTCCGTGTCGCGTTCTATAGACTCAGTCTCTCACGGATCCGTTGTCCTCAACAACCGTAGGGGGCGCTATACTGGGGGCGGATACCAGATCGAGAGAATGGACCGCATCACTGTCTCTCTCAAGAAGAATAGTTCGTGGTACCGCGTACTCACTGGGTACGTCACCAAAGTTCCGCTCGTTTCCCTCTACCCATCTACTTGCACGATCGAGTTCCAGTGCTCCCTCAAGCGTCTTCTCAACACTTACTGGGATCCTGGCCTCCCGGCTTCACTCAACCTCCTCAAACCCGACAACGATGAGGTCGACAAGGGTGCAGCGGGGATCCTCCAGCGTCTTCTAGTGGATGTTGCGGGATGGTCCCAACCCGAGATTCTCATCTCGGAGATCCCTGAGAGACTCACGAAACTTGCCACCGAGTACGCCGAAGACTACTCTCAAGAAGAACTCATGGAGCAAGTCTTCAAACTCCTCGGAGTCAAGGGTAGTGTCGGGTCAGATCAAGGAACCGTGACGGGTTCCTCGGCTGACGTTGACCTTTTCTTGAAAGGTCTCCGTGAGAGAGAATCCAACGGAAACTACACGATCAAGACTTCGATGGCCAACTCGGACGCCTCGGGTGCATACCAGTACATCACCACTACGTGGAACAACTACAAGGGCTACTCAGAAGCCTACCTCGCCCCTCCCACCGTCCAGGATGAGAGAGCTCGAGCCGATGCCCTAGCCGCTTTCGGCACGTACGGCGATTGGCAGAAGGTTGCGGCCCACCACATCTACCCGGCTTGGGCGGACGACAAGAACAAGTGGAACCAAAACGTCCCCAACAACCCTCTCACGATGTGGGACTACGTTAACGCCGTATGCAAATACATGGCTGCTGGAAACGCTGGAGCATCATCTGGAGACAACAAGGCCTCCACGCCTCACGGGGGAACCTCCACTGAAACACTCATTTGGCCATGTGAGGGTACTCCAACCATCGAAGTCAAGTTCGGCGCTGGCAAGACAGGCGTCGTCATCACTTCGCCGAGCATGTCTTCGGACGGCGTCAAGGCGGCTTTGTCGGGTAAAGTAGCAAGCGTAACTGACAAGCAGGTCATCGTCCAGTCCTACGATAGCAAGATGACTTATAGCGGACTCACGGAGGTTTCGGTCCAGAAAGACCAAATCGTCCCTCAGGGCACCGTCTTAGGCAAAGCGGAGAAACTCACCTTCAAGATTTGGTGGAACGGAAAGTTCCTCGACCCCCAAGACCAGGTGGGTAAAGCCTACGACGTTACTACAGGAGACCAAACCTCCGGTGGGGGAACCACTTCGCAGGGTGCATCCAAGAACAGGGTGAACGAACTTCTCTTCTCCCACCGTTTCGGGAACTTCCGAGCAGATGCACTCTCCTTGGCACTCAAGGGCGACAAGTCCATCGTTAACGACCAGCCCCTCTTCAAGTCGATCAAGCAATTCACAGCCGCATCCTTGAGATCGTTCATGTCGGGGCCTAGTGGCGAGTTTGTAGCGTTCTTCCCAGACCCGTTCGGACTCTACGGGACGAAAGCGAAACTCTACCTGGAGGATGTCGAGATTCTCGACTTCGGCATCGACGTCAGCGACGACCCAATCACTACACACGTCTTCACTTTCGGCTCTCGAACCGGAGATGGCTCGTCTATTAGCACTGGAGACCTCTTAGGTGGGAACACTATTTCGCTTGAGAACGACTTTGTACGAGAACTAGTCGTTAAGGGGAGTCCCCTTCCTGGCGTCTCGGACGAAGACTGGCCAAGTGTCTTCATGAAGCGTTTCGGTAAGCGTCCTCTTAGAAACGACGTACCGAACGTCAAGAGTGGACCTTTTGAGTGGTTTATTTCGCTTCAGACCTTCATGCAAAAGTGGTCTGAGCAATACAATACTCGAGTGAGGTTCACTTTCATGCCAGAACTCTATCCCGGAATGAGAGCCTACGTGAAGTCGTACGGAGTTCAGGTCTATGTACAAGCGGTGACTCACACGTTTAGTTACGAGAGTGGGTTCTCGACTTCAGCGACCATCAATTCGCCCTCCGTGGTTGGAGACTCCTCCATTGACGGGTTGATTTCGGGAGCTGACTAAAGAGAACACCTACCCATGATACTTCTGAATAAAGGAGCCTAGTTCTCCTTGTAGACTTCGTTCTACAAAAGAAAAACTACCCCAGTCAAAGAACTTCTAAGAGTAAAGAAGGAGTGGAATGACCAGATCGCTGAGAATTACGGACGGGGACCTCACAGTGACTCCGTCCGGGGTAAGTCTTGTGTCGAAAACTGAGAAGTTGAAGCAAGACCTTTCACTCTGGCTCCGTGAAGTCTTCGGCGTTGACCGGTTTCACCCCTACTACGGATCGACTTTAGACTCGTACGTAGGCCAAGCAATGAGACCGCAGGAGATCGCCTTCCTGAAAAGCGAGGTAGTGAGAGTGCTTCAAAACTACCAGAAGGTGCAACAGTTAGGGATGAGAGAAAATCCCTTACTCTACTCACCTGAAGAAGTACTCGCCGAAGTCATTTCGGTGAACCCCCACTCGAACTACGACTCTCTTAAGGTCGACATTGTCTTCCGAAATGGAGCAGGACAAATCAACACGGTGAAAGCAGGCGCAAAGTGAGAACCCCAGAGCAAGTCTCTAAAGACATTCGAGACTACTTGAAGATAACCGACCCCTCCATCTCGGCCGAGATCGGTACGCCGGAGCGCAAGATCATCGATGCGGTAGCCGAAGTGGTCTCGAACGCTTACCTCGACACAGCGGTTTCCACCACTTCCTGGGACATCGACGCTAAAACAGGTATTGAACTCGAGCAACTCGTCGGACTCTTCGGCTTTGGACGCCTCCAGGGGAAGAGAGCCTCTGGAGTTTGCACCTTCACACTCAGGACCCCCGCTACGAACACGGTGGTGATCCCGGCGGGAACTGTTGTCTTCGTACCTGAAACGGACACAGCGCCTCGAATCAACTACCAGGTCACTGTCCCGGCCTTCATCAACCGAAACGAAAGCACTACAGAACTCCACGTTGAATGCTCCGTGGTAGGCACGGTAGGCAACACCCCTGCCAAAACAGTCGTAGGCTACTCCACTTCACTCGGTGTAGGCACCTTGGTTAACCCCAACTCGTTTACTGGAGGTGTTGACCCCGAAACCGACTCGGAGCTTAGAGCGCGTTTCCGAAACACCTTCCTCCGCTCACTCGTTGGAACCGAAGACTTCTATGAGGCCCTCATCGAGCAGTTGCAAAAAGTGACGAAGGTCAAGGTCGTGGGCCCCGTCTCACGTCGTGAAGTGCAACTCCAAATGCAAAACCAACGCGTTGAAGTGCCTCAAATCGACACGAAGTACGTTTGGCCTCTCGGAGACTATATCAAAACCGATGAAGGACACCTCACTCGCGGAGTCCACTACAACCCCGAATACAAACTGCCTTTCGTCATTCATGCGATCAGTGAGCAACTCTTCCCGACTGGCACGACTTTCTCACTCTCCTACGAATACGTCTCCACTAAGTCACGTAACGACCCGGCCAAAAACGTCACGAACAAAGTGGACGTCTTTGTAGAAGGTCGTGATCCTGTCTCTGTACTCGATATCACTTCGGTTAATGAGTCGTCGAAGTTCACGTCCACTGAAAGTGGTCTTCTCAATGTCAAGAACTTCGTGAGACTTGGCACTAACACAAATCCGAAAGTAGGCTCACTCTTCTCTAGACTAGGCCACGCTCCGATTCTCTCTCTTCCGTTGACGATTGAAGTGGGTTCTAAGGAATACAAGCTCGGAACCCACTTCCACCCCGTAGTATCTACGACAGTCGAGAGGGGGTCATCGCTTGAGATTTGCGGAATCGAGTGGGCTAACCCGCCTCTCGCTGGAAGCATCTTCAACGTCGAGTACGTCTACGATAGAACGCCAGAGTTGGCCGGAGCGCTTCTAGACCAAAACAGGCAAATCACGACTGACGTCTTAGTCCATGCCGCACAATATCGGAGTCTTAGAGCGAACGCTTTCATCATCTACGAAACCGGATATGACACGAGAACAGTTGACGCCTCCATCAAGAAGGCTTTGACAGATTGGGCGTCTAAAATCCAGTTCGGCGATTGGGTCCAGTTGTCTGACATCGAGCATTGCATTCACGGAGTGGTTGGAGTAGACGCTGTGAGGATTCCTCGCGCTTCGGACAGTGTACAAAACTACGGCGTCCAAAGTCTCTTCGGGGACAAAACGACGATTCAGACCTTCACTTTCGACTTCAAGCTTGAAGACGATGAGTTACCCCGATTCGACGACTTCAACTTTACGCGTAAGTCTACGAATACGTTTGGAGAGCAGTGATGTCTTCTACACTCCCTCTACCCTATTTTCCCCCTAAGGGTACCCAGAAACTCATGGATCACTTCGATGAGAACGTCTACTCTAGAAGTGAGAAGAGCCACCTCTACCGTTTCCTAGAAGCTCTTTCGGGAAGTGCCGGAGCCGGGGACCTAAACCGCCAGAGTCTTCTCTTAAGGCTTCAATCTTCGGTTGAGAGTCTTCAATTTCGTGACATCGATAGCCTCTTCTCTAACCTCTTCCGACTAAACCGTCTCCCAGAAGAGTCGTACAGTTTCAACCCTACTACTGACAGTTTGACGTCTGACCAATGGGACGAGGTCAAAGTCAAGGATGAAGCGTACAAGAACCGTTCTGTGAAATTCCTAGAGGCATGCACTGTAGCAAGTACAGTTGAGGGGTTTCGGCTTGTATGTGAAGCGATTCTCGGAGTCTCAGCCGACATTTTTGAGGTGTGGAAATATGCGAAAAACCCCACAATTTCGGGAGATTTAGGTAGGGCGGCAACTTTAACAGGGACTGGACGCTTCATCAACGAAGTCGTCGTCATGCCTCACAAAGTCAACTTGAGTAGCGAAGAGACCGCAAAGCTTCTGCGTTTCTTAGACCTCGTAAAACCACAGGATAGTATTGTCACTGTAGACCCTCGAGGGCTTTTAGTACATAAAGAGATCACTCCTGGTGGAGTAGGGGCAACTGACTCGTACTTCGAAGTGCAAAAATTCGTCACAGGCGTCCCCGACCTGGCCTCCATTCCAGAGCCCGAGTACTTAGCAGAGGAGGTTTGGGACCAAAAGAACTGGCTTTCGTCAGATCAAGAGAAAGAATCCCCGACTACTGCACTCAATTCGACTCAAGAATTCTCGCTCGTCTACAGGCCAGTACCTGTTCAAGGCCGGCTTGGAGGCACTGGCATTACACGTATTTCATACCAGAGCCAAAAGACTCCAGGATCAGAAAGAGTCAAAGAACCTAGTTACCAGATCGAAGCCCCAATCCAGAAGTGGACAGAGTGGCTTCCGGTCCCTAAAGCCGACTCTCCTGACAACTACCCAGGTGGTAAGTTCGGTGTAACCCCCTTCGCTCCGCCTGCCAAAACCCAGAACGGTAGGGACTATCTGTTCAAGTACTCGTCACAGTCTGAGTTCTTCGAAGAGTTCAAGACTCAGATTGAGGAGCAGGACGGCGAATTCCTCGGAGAGACAGCTTACCGGCTCCCAATCTCGAATGAAGTTGTACAAAAAGAATACCTGCCTAGTAACTCCCTGGCCACCGAAGAACTACTAAACTCTAGAACTACTACTCCGTGGTTTAGAGGAAAGGAGGGGTAATGTCCGGATTACGCGTAGACGGACTCCCGTACTGGCTCGTTGAAAAGCAGAGAAGTGAAAATGCGAAAGAGGAGCAACCGAAGACTGAAGGGTGGCTCTCCCACTTCCGCAAGAGGAGTGATGAGACTATTGAAATCCTCCAGTATGACTTCAATACTCCGTCCTCTATCGGAGTTGTTTCATTTGAAGCGAAGCTTACCTCCTCTACCCTTTCTTTCTACTATGTCAATAGAGCTGGTGAAAGACTTCCTGTCCTAGGCAAAAATGGGGTAGTACTCCAGGTGCAGGTGGGTGAGGGTGAAGGCTTCATTCAAGTCTCGAGAGAGGTCTATCCGATCGTAGCTACCTCCTTCGAGATTCACGCTGTGAGACGTGTTGAAGGTGAAGAGAACCCTGACGAACTGGTCCAGTTAGGGTTGAAGAACATCGAAATCAAGAGACGAGTCTATACGAGACGAGACGCTTCAGGTGGGATTCCGAATACGAAGGACTCGCTTGGCAACTTCGTCACCCATGTGGTTAAAGACTGGGATGCAAACAGAGCTGTAGACAACAATGAGACTACTTTCTGGAAATCAGCTCCGCAGCCCTCCCCTGAAGCGGTAACAGGACTCTATGTTGACTGTCGAGACAAAGAAGGCAAGAGTCAGGTAATCGATCGTCTTTGGATTGATCCAGTCTACTCGGGTCAGCAACTCAACCTCTACTATTCGACTTTCCAACCTACAGGCTCCTTTAGACTAGACGAAACAGCCTTCTCACCCAAAACCTTGACAGGTACCTGGAGTGACTCGGGACTTTACGATGCAGGAGTCACTCTCGACTCTCGTAAGCTCGGAATCACTTCCAAGAACCAGCAGTTTTGGGTCGCTGGTTCCTTCGAGAAGAACAGTAGTCCGACTGACACTGTGACACTCTTCTCTATTCCTGGGCTCTCTTTCACCTCAACCCCGAACGGAGAGTTCAGACTCAACCAGAAGAGTTCCTCCGCTGTTTTACAGGCGCCAGGACTCAAGTTTGACAAACCTGTCTTCTGGAGTATCTCTAAGAGCGCTGATGGCCTTGTCACAATACGTGTTCGAAATGCAAGCGAACCAGGCGTACAGAACACTGCCTCAATCTCAAAAGAAGTCGAGTGGGGAGATATTACGCAGAGAGCTCCTCAAGCGACTCTTCGTTACTTCATTATCAAACTCGGAGAAGAGTTAGATGACTCTTCTTGGCAGTCACTTACCAACGACCCTGAGTCGTACTGGTTCCCGGCACCCGTCATCGAATCAAAAGACGGGGAGGTCCCCGAGACTACTCTCACGAATACAGTTTTGGCAGTTGACTGGGTGAAGGAAAATACGCCCCGTGGTGGTATGGACTCATCTTTCTTCTCGTCTCTTGTCTGGACTCCTATCTGGGCCGACTATGTACTTCACAAAGGATGGTACTTCTTCCCTCAACCGAGACTCATGACTTTTCTGAAGCTTGAGATCACCAACCTCACCGAAGAACCCTACCCTATTTGGGAACCGGGCATCGAAACCTCCTACGCCACTTTTCCGCTCGATGTTAAGAAGACCGCACGGGAAATCGCTACTGCCTACAAGACCACAAACACTACAATTATCGACACAACCACTACGACTAACACAAAGACTTACACTGACGGATCACTCACAGATGACACTACGACAATTGAGAAGAGTCAGTCTACGAGTTCTACGTCTTCCCGTGGGCGCACTCGGAGGAGAAGTAACTACGATCTCGAAATCGAGGTCGGTAAGAGGACGATTTCGAACACACCAGTCTTCTTCGATAAGAAGTATCCGATCTCTTGGACTACTGAGAAAGCGTCGTCGGTAGTCTACCGCGGGAGCCATGCGCAAAAGTCAACTTCCCACCGGACTTCTGAAAGTGAGCGAACTTACACTACAGGTGGAGTGAAGTGGGTCGCTCAAGCACGATACTATACTGTGGTACGAGGTGACTATCTCATCAAGATCGCCTCCCGTTACGGTGTGAACTGGCAAGACATCTACCGAGCAAACCAGAGTCTTATCGACAGTGACTACCGCGTCAATCTTCTCCCCCGACGCTATCCCGGTTGGTGGATCTTCCCTGGTCAGCAACTCCGAATCCCGGGTGAAGACCTTGTCCAGGTTGATACGACCGAGACTCACGTCGAGAGGAAGAAGTCGAACATCGGCGTCTCAACTGTGACGACCTACAACACTGATGTCACTAAAGAGACCACTACACTAACTACCCGAGAGAGGTTCACTACTACTTCTGTACACCGTTACGACATCAAGACTGTTAAGAGGGACGTTGAACTCGGATACTTCGCCGGAATCAAAGAACTCAAGGTCTTTAGAGCGGATTGGCTTTCGAACGCCGACCTCGACGTCTACCGAGTAGAAGACTATTCGACTGGAGAGTTCACGCTTACTAACTGCAAGAAGGGTGAAGGAGTTGTAACAGCTACCCAGACTGGAGCAACTGTAGTCTCGGAAGTTTTCCCGTCAATCTCAAGATATACTCAAGTAGGCCTTCAAGTCGTTGACCGGCCTGATAGAAGACACTCACTTCTTGACGAAGATAGTCTCTCTATGAACTTTGGGCGTCTTTCAGTCAAGTCTACTTCTCCTACACTAGGTGCCATCCCGTCCGGGGAGGGTTTCTTCCGTGTTAGGGTGAAAGTCTACTCTCTTGAGTCTGGAACTGAGTATAGACTCTCCTACGGGACTTCGACCGTATCGTTCTCCAGTGTTGCTTCGAACGCTTGGGAGGAGTTTGAGACTACTTATCTCGTGAAGAAGCCTAACACTTCTCTTAAGCTCACTTCAACCTCCACCCTCCCCTTCTACACCTCGTCTGTTGAAGTTTTCGAGAGGACGATCAAATACGAACTCTCGAATGACGGAGGAGCTACTTACCTCGATGCCACAAACGCTATCCTCGATCCGAACTCTCGGCTCGTCTTCCCTAAGCTCGGTAACAAGATGAAGCTCAAAATCACTATGATGAGCGATACAGACTACGTCTATTCGTGTGAACTAACCCCGCACTACGAGGTTGAGCGATAACTAAGTTGATTGATTATAGGTTTTCCTATAAAATATAGGCATGAACACAACGAAGGTTTTCACGAGTATGGAGGAGCTCCAGAGTCTCCTCCATACTTTTGACTCAAAGAAGACAGCTGTGATCCTACCTGGAAAGAGTGACTTCCCTAAACAGCAGAAAGTCTTCATTGAGAAGTTCTCACTCATTAGCCAGAAGAAACTTCCTCTAGAAGTCATTCCAGTGCAAGGAAGTCTTCACGTCTTCTTCAAGAACCCTTTCGACAATCCCGAAGACGTTAGTAGGGAGCTCAACGAAGTAGGCTTGGACGTACTCTTGTCTCAGGATAGTATCAACCTCTACCACGAACTACAAGCCTACACTAAACCTCTCGACATTCCTGGACTCACTCTCAAGAGAGGCCAGGAGGAGAGTACACTTTTCCCCTACCAAACTCTCGCACTTAATCTGGCTCTAGAGAGGAAGAAGGCAGGCGACCCGTTCTACTTCTTCAACATGGGAACGGGGACAGGTAAGTCAGTGGTTGCTGCGGCCGGTTCACAGTACTTCATCAACCAAGACGAAGTCGACCTAGTCTTCTTCTTCACTCTTCGAACTGTGAAGCCTGAAATCAAGAGACTCTACGAGACTTCTACGACACTCACTCCTTGCATTCCAGATAGAGACAAAGCGACGAGAAAGCGTCTCTATGACCTAAAAGAGTACTTCAACGTCTACATCCTCAACTACGAGAAGGCACGTAGGTCAGTCGATTTTGAGCTTCTCAAGAACCTCATTGAAGGGAAGCGAGTTCTCTTCGTACTAGACGAGGTCCAGAAGGTGGTGAACGGGAATCAGGCACGTGAAGGTCTCCAGGCACTTTTTAAAGCCTGTACGCCTGTAATTTGGCCTATGACGGCGTCCGTGGTAGGCAATTCCGCTGAACACTACTTCAAGGTCTTCCAGTGGTCGAAGAAGAATCCCTTTGGAACCCTCAAGGACTTCCGCAAAGACTACCTCGACCACGTTGAGAAGAGGGTGTACAAAGTTCGTCTTCGTTCAGGTCGCATCATTGAACAGGAGAATAAGAAGTACATCTATAGCCTGGACAAAGTGCGTTTGGCCCCAAGAAGGGTACTTCCGTACTCTCTCGCCATCCGAAAGTCTGATCCGGGCGTACGCGAGTACTTCAAAGAGATGTCGTTTCAAGCGATTCCTCTTCAACTCTCGAAGGAAGACCAAGAACTCTACGACTACCTCGAAGATCTATGGCTTGAAGATGATCGCCGTTACGATGGCAAATCGGTCCGCACACTCGAGTTCTTCCGCCTTCTACGTTACTCTTGTCTAACAAGTGAGTCACTCAAGAAGACAACTTCAGAACTCGCTCTTGAACTTCCTCCAAACATCCTCGAGAAGCTTTCAGCGTCTACTTCGACAAAGCTTGAGCGAGTCTTAGATGACGTGGAATCGATTGTCGAAGGTGGAGACAAGGTCATCGTCTTCACTCACTGGACGAACTTGAGTCTCAAGATCATCTCTCGTGAGATGAAGTCGCGAGGAATTATCCACGCACTTCACTACGGTGGCCAAACAACTCTCCAAAACGAGGAGGCCAAAAAGAGGTTCAAGACAACTACTGAATGCAATGTTCTTCTATCCTCTGACGCTGGATCGCATGGTATGAACATGCCGGAAGCACGAGTCGTCATCAACTTCGATTGCCCCTACGACTATGATACACTCATGCAGAGGAATGATAGAATCGACAGGGCTGACACATTCCTGGACGGACTCGAGTCGCGTCTCTACTACTACGAAGACACGGTCGAAGAGTACATTTGGGGAGTCAACAACGAAAGACGCCTTCTTTCCTCTTCTCTTCAAGGCACTCAAGAGTCATTTTCTCGCTCGGAGTCAATGACGGAGGAGGCGTTTGGACTCGACTTCCTAAGGGAGCTTAAGAAGAAGAAACTCTTCAAGAAACCTAGGGAAGACAAAGCCTGATCGTACTTTTCACACGTCCACCCTTTGCATCAACGGCGATGTGGAGGGTGGGTTTCTTTGTCCTCTACGCTAGTCTCTACGACTTCTCTACGCCAAAACACGCTCTCCTCTCACCTTCTCCCGAAGACCTCTTCACTTCTCTACGGTTATTGTAAAGATCGTATGGCATTAGTAATCAAAGATTACAATACTCATACCCTATCGGGTATTCGTAAGCGAAGACTCAAAGAGTCTTCTTCTCAGACTACGTCTTCGAAGAAATACTCTTTCTCATCTTCTGGTAGAGTCACTACGCTCCCGCCCTCGCAAGGCTCAGGCGATCGCTCTGACTAAACCGAGACACCTCTCCGAGAGTGTCTCTGATGCGAAGCTATAACAATGTTCTTTCTTAATGCCATACAGTCTTTGGCAATTTCTCTTGAGATTCTGGGAGTTTCTAGGCAATTTGGAGCAATTTTCGTTTTGCAGTTGTTTTCTTCGTAGAGAACCTATATACTATGTGTATAGGGAGAAAAGGATCTCCCCTTGCTACCAAGCAAGGTTAGCTTCTTACTTCTGTCCCTTCCGGGGGTAGTTCTTTTCCTTACAGGGAAGTCTACTGCCTCCTGACCCGGAAGGGACGGACGTAGGAGGCTAACGACAGAGACTAAGTGTTAGTCTTCTATTCCTGTCCCTCCGGGGTAGTCCTCTTTTTGACTGCCTTAGAGGTGCTACCGATCCTTCCGGAGGGGCGGGAATAGAAGTCTAACACTTCTATAAAAGATAGGCGGTCAAAATGACTACACAACTTCTAGATACCTTCCTCAACAAAGTCGTCGAGGAAGTGTACATGCCCTACATCCTACTAGGCAAGAGTCTTACGAAGTGGAA